ATGGCGCACGTTCTCACCTCACGCAGCATCGGCGGCGGGGGCGAGGCGGCAGACATGGACATGTGGCGGGGCACGGCGGGCCAGGCGGCGGACCGGGTAGAGGGAGAGCCGGGGCCGGCCCGCATCGATCCCGCCGAGCGGCGCAGCGAGCGTCAGTGGCGCCGCCTCACCCAGATCGCCATCATCGCCACCGCCATCGTCATCCTCGCCGCCGCGCTGTTCGTCGCCCGCGCGGTGCTGATACCCATCGTCGCGGCGGTCATCATCGGCAGCGTCATCGGCCCCGCCATCGAGGGGCTGGCGAAGCGCGGCGTGCCCACCGCCCTCGGCTCGCTGCTGATCGTCGTCGGCCTCATCGCCGGCCTTTACGGCGCCGCGGTGGCGCTGGCCGGGCCGGTGGCGGACTGGATGGGCCGAGCACCGGAGGTGGGCGCCATCCTCCAGCAGCGCTTCGCGGTGCTGAAGCCGAGCCTGGAGACCGTCAGCACGCTGATCGAATCGATCCAGTCCATCGGCCGCGTCGCCGAGCCGCCCATGGTGGTGGAGATCGCCAATTCGCGCATGATCGAGAGCATGGTGACGCTGGTCACGCCGGTGATCGGCGAGTTCATCCTGTTCATCGGCTCGCTGCTGTTCTTCCTGGCGGGGCGGGTGCAGATCAAGCGGCGCGTGGTGCAGGTGATGGGGCCGCGCTCGGCACGGCTGACCGCGCTGCGCGTGTTCCGCGAGATCGAGGACCGGCTCGGCGCCTATCTCGTGACCGCGACCTTCATCAATATCGGCCTCGGCCTCGCCACCACGCTGATGACCTGGGCGCTCGGACTGCCCAACCCGCCGCTCTGGGGCGCGGCGGCCGGCGTGCTGAACTACATCCCCTATGTCGGGCCAGCGGTGATGACGCTGATTCTGCTGATGGCCGGCATCGTCACCTTCCCCGACCTGCTCGAGGCGATCCTGCCGGCGGCGTTCTTCCTGATGATCACCAGCATAGAGGGGCAGTTCCTCACCCCGCTCATCATCGGGCGGCGGGTGGCGCTCAATCCCTTCGCGGTCTTCCTGTCCATGGCGTTCTGGACCTGGCTGTGGGGGCCGGCGGGCACCTTCCTCTCGGTGCCGCTGCTGATCGCGGCGATGGCGCTGGCCGACGCGCTGCTCATCAAGCGGCGCCCGCAGCTTCCCGGCTGAGGTCGAGCCCCGGCGAGTTATAGTGTGGCTGATAATGCCTCGGCGAGGTTAAGCCTTGGAAAGCCCGCCGGACATGCTTGACACCCGGCGGGGGCTGCCTTAACACCCGCCGCACTCGACGCGCGGCCCGCTGCGGCCCGTCGTTGGGGGTGTAGCTCAGTTGGTTAGAGCGCCGGCCTGTCACGCCGGAGGTCGCGGGTTCGAGCCCCGTCACTCCCGCCAGTCTTTTCAAGGACTTGCGTCGATCTTCCCACAATCCGTGATACTTTCCGGACCGGCGCCGTGACACTTTCAACGGCCTTTTGTTCTCTTATCCGTGCCCGGCCGACCTCGCGCGCCTCATCTACCTGCCGGACCGTGGCCACGTTTACGGGGTTGTAAGTCTTCTGCAGCCGGCTGGAAGCGGCGAGTGTGTTCGCCATTTTCACCGAGACGCCGCCGGGCTCGGCGCCGCCGGCGAAGGCTTCCACGGTGCCGGACCGGCGCATATCCGAAAGCAGCCGCTTCTCGTCGTCGCCGAATAGGTCGGCGCGCACCACGGCGAAATCCTTGCCGAGTTTATCCTTGGTGTATGGCCGCGGCAGATAGGATCGCCCGCCCTTGATGGTTGGCAGGATGTGCCTTGTGCGGAAGATTGGCGCGTTTTCCATCAAGTCGACTTCGAGCCATCGGAGATAAGCCTTCAGAATCGCTTCCGCCCATTGTGAGAGCGTTCCCGCCGCCGCGCGGCCGGTCTTAGCGCGGTCCACGGCGTAGAAGCTGCCGGCGACGTCTTGCCGCCGCTGGGCGGGCGTCAGCGTGCGGGTGTCGACCGGCGAGAACTGGCTATCCCAGGCGACGGCCATGCATGCAGCGAGACCACGATAATCGAGCCTCCACGCTCGTTGGACCAGTCGCTTCACTTCATGGTCGGTCCAGACGGCATCGCGGGGCGGCGGCGCGGTGTTGACGTTGGCAAGAGACGGGTCGCGCTCGAGGTCGCAATAGCCCATGACCGCCATCTTCTTCCAGAGCGCCCGCCACACCTTGATTGTGCGGAACGCCTCCGATTCCGACACCTTCGCCGCGATGCGCGCGCGGAAGTCCTGCATGGTCTCCGGCTCGATAGTTCGGGGATCGGTGTCCCCGAACACTGGCCCGAGCCACTTCCATGCCCTTGGCCAGTCGTCGCGGCTCGCCTGTTCCGACGTCCATTTGACGCCGCGCGCTTTGCGATCCGTGGCGCGCATCGCCGAGACGCGTGAATAGCCATCGCCGACGCTGCCTACGGGGAATTCCCTCTTCGGCACCTCGATGCCGCGGCGCGCCTGATCCCAATCCCGGTTGAGCGCCAGGGCTTTTAAACGGTCCGCATCCGTGAGGGTGCGGCCGAAGGTCACCAGATGAAAGCCATGCCGCTTCATGGCGGCCGTCGGGCGCCAGCGCCACTTGCCCTGTACGAAGACCAGATACCGGATCTTGTCCGACCCCACAGGCGGCTCACAGGTTCGCAATGCGCTCACGGGCTACCTCCCTAGCGTCGCGTGCGCTGGCGGCCGTGGTCAAGCCCGAGCGGCGATCCATCCAGCCATCTATGGCCTTGAGGTCGTACATCCCCGTTGTTGGGTCCGCGGCGGGGAATCCACGGCGTTGCAGCTCCGGCAGTTTGGCGGCGAATTCCGCCGGTGTGAGGTGCAGACGTCGTGCCGCCTTGGCAGGTGGGACGTCCCGCGGCTCGACCGGGAACCTGACGGATGGGGCGCGGCCGATCATCCCTGATCTCCGGCCGCGAGCGGCATCGACAGGTGGTGGGCTGCCAATACGATCTTGCCGAGAGCTTGGACGATCTCTGCTTCGGCCATCCCGGCATCGCGCATCGTCACCGACACTGCATAGAGCTTCGAGGCGACGAACAGCGGATCGATGTTCCGCTGCTCCCACCACCACTCCTCGCCAAAGCGATGCTGGGCCTCTGAACTGATGGTGTGGAACCAGGCGCAGAGCGGTACGGACCACTTATCGTCAGGCTTTGTGCCTATGCCGGTGACCGGCTTGCCGTGCATCGCGCTGGCATAGCGGATGTGGGCGGCCTCGCCGGCCGGCATCTTGCCGCTGACAAGGCATGGCAGCTGCCGAATGATCTTCAGGTGCTCCGGATCCTCAAGCCGCGTGCGCGGCGGCTTCGGCCGGCGGCCGGGTTTCGGGCGGGCGGTCTTCAGCTTGGGGCGAATGCCGGAATCGATGCGGGCGGCCATGGTCAGGCTCCGTACTTCCAGCTCTCACCGGGGCGCCGTGCGGCGGCTCGATACCGAGGGCGGAAATTGTCCGAAGCCGTCGGGTAGGGAGTGCCATCCCCGGCCTGGTTGGCGATCGAGAGCAGCACGTCACCGATGCAGGGCCAGCCGATGGGTGGCCAGTCGGCGAGGACTTTCCCGCCGAGCACCGCTCGGATCTCTGCAACACCAGGGGGCACCCGCAGTTGATGGCGCACCTCCTCATCGGTGAGGAGCCACCAGCTGGAATTGTTGACTAGCTCGCCCGTGATCCACTGCCGGTACATCTTGGAGAGTAGCCACAGTCGATGCTGGCGGTCGTCGATGTAGGTCGAGCGGCTCTTGGCGAGGAATGGATGGTCAACGTCGAACGGCGGCCACCAACGGCTCGCACTGTCGACCCTTATCGCCCCTGGCGGAACGACAGTGCGGCCATCCACCTTCGTCAGCTGGACGCGTTTCGGCTCAGCCATGGTGCGTCTCGCAGCGGGGGCAGATTTGGCTGGCCGACCAGCATTCGAAGGCCGTGGCGCCGGTCTTGAGGGAATGGACCGGGCAGGGGCCGACCATGCCGCCGCTCTTGCTGCTGCGGCGCAGCACCACCCATTTGCCGGCGGCCGTGGTCACCAGATGCTTGCGGCGCAGATCGTCGAGGGCGGAGGCGGATATCATGGCCTGCACCCCGCTTCAGAACCAGCTGTGACAGAAAGCGGTGCAATCATGCCGCCACCATCTCGACAAGTGCGCGGTGAGAGGAGAGCGTCGGAAGATGAGCAGGTTCGCCAACGTCGCCATATGGTCCGGCTCCAGTGCTGTTGGAGCACTGGTGGCCGTGGGCTTTGCCCTTTGGATGCGAAACTTCGGCGATCCCTGGATCGGCTTTGCAGGAAGCATACTCGGCGGGCTTATGACCCTCCTTGCTGCAGGCGTTGCGTGGCGGGTGACCAAACCAACAGCCGACCTCGCCAGAGTGCAGATGCTTCTTGCAGAGCGCGACGTGTTGCTCTCTACCAAAAGAGAATACGATGCCGAACATCTTACGGTCGACGAATGCCTTACCAGCCTTGACGTGATCATCTCCCAAATTCGACTGGCGCCGGAAGTCTTTGGACTTCAATCGTCCTTGGCATGGATCGTTGAGGCGGAAGGCAAGCTCTCCACTTTTCGCGGGCGCGCATCTCCGATCTTCAGTCACGCTATCGTCTGGCGAGCGCGGCTTGATACAGGCGACGACGCGAAGTCCCGCGAGGAAACACTCGACGCAGTGAGGACGCTTGAAGCAGAACTGCTGGTGCTTACTGAGGAAGTAAAACGGGCGGCGATCAAAATTCCTACTAAGAGGGATATCGATAGATTCAATAAACATATAGCTGAGGCGGAGACCAGTGTGTTCGTTGTGCATTTGGGTCTTGTTGAACATCGTAATTCGATAGAACAACGCATCGCCCGCATAATGACGCGCGTTAGCGAAATAGAAATGCGCATATCGAGTGGCGATATTCATTCGGCCGCATCCCGAAACTCGGAGGCGTTCTGACGCCGCTTCGGCGCCGCATCGGCCATAACCGCGCCGACGCACGCCTTCATCATCCGAACGGCGACGGCATTGCCGATCTGCTTGACCTGTTCCGTCTTGGTGCCTGCGAACTCATAGGTTGCTTCCTCGGTGTTGAAGCCCATGGCAGCGGCGAGCTCGTGCGGCTCCAGCATCCGGAACAGGATGTCGAAGTGCTGTCCGTCCCCCGGCTCGACGAGCGTCGTGCTGCCGCCGGTGGCGCAGATGGTCGGCATCGGCTCGCCGATGTCATGCACGCGCGGCGCCTGGCCCTCGCGCTCGCCGAACTGCGCGGCGATGAAGGCAAGCTCGCCGCGATTGGCGCCCGTGATGGTCGGGAGCGGCTCGGAAGCGTCACGCACGCGGTCGCTGCCGTCCTGATGGGTGACCGGCATCACGACGGCGAATTCGCCGCCCTTGGTCGTCGTCAGCGTCGGAATCGGCTCCGCTACGTCGCGTGCTCCGTTCCCGCCCTTCGAGTGGGTGACGGGAACCACCATGCCGAAGCGGCCCTTGGCCGTGACGGTCGGCAGCGGGTCATCGGCGCTCTGGCACGGCGGCGGTGCGCCGGCTTTCTCTTGCCAGCCGTGCCCGTAGTAAGACGTGATCAACAGATGGCTGTGCTTCGCGACCTGAGTAGGCACTGGCTCGTCGACAGAGCGGGCGGCGCCCTCCGCATGGCGGGAGAGCACGAAAGGCTCAACCATGGCGACCTGGCTTCCGCCGGCCGTAATCGTCGGGAGTGGCTCGCCTACGGCGCGCGGCCGAGGACCGGCATCGTCCTTGCCATGCCGTGGCGATATGACGAACGGCTCGACCAGCATCGGTCGCGCGCAGCCGGGATGGTCCTCGGTCGCCGCCCCACCCGTGGTGATGGTGGGCAAGGGATCATCGGCCGAACGCGCGGCGCCGCTGTTGTGCTGCGACAGGACGATGGGCTCGGCGAAGGCGAGGTCGCCGTCAGTCGTGATCGTCGGCAAAGGATCCTGCGCACCGCGCGCACCCGGCGATTTCCGCCCATGCATGTTGCTGCGGACGATCACCGGCTGCGCCAGCCCGATATGCGTCGCGTTCGCCGCTATGGTCGGCAATGGCCGGTCAAGGCCCTGCGCCGCCATGTGGTTTCGCAGGATGACGAGAAAGGGCTCCGGCCAGCCGAATTTCACCGCGCCGGCATAGATGCGCGCCAGCGTCTTCGGTGCGAGCGCCTTCTTCCGGTTGAAGATCGACTTGCCCTTGATCTGCCAGTCGATGATGTCCCGTGCCGGGCGCCACGGCTTGGCGCCGCCAAACAGGTCATCGGAGATCTGGTCGCGCTTGCGGTGCGTCGGCATGGGCCAGTGCACCCGCCGCCCGTCGGAGCGCGCCATCAAGATGAAGCGCTGGCGCGTGGTGGCGTCGCCATAGTCGGCGGCGTTCAGCTTGCGCCACTCCGGCTCGAAGCCGAGCCGCTTGATGGTCTCGATCCATGCGTGGAAGTACTCGCCCTTGCGGGAGAGAATGGGCTTGCCCGTCTTCGGGTCGACCGGCCCCCAGCCGATGAACTCCCACACGTTTTCGATGATGATGCGCTTCACCCTGAGCTCGGTGAGCCAGGTGATGATGTGCCAGGGATCGCTGCGCTGCTGGTCGCTGGTTGGCTTCCCGCCGCGCGCCACCGAATGGTGTGTGCAGGTCGGCGAGGCCATCAGGAGGTCGAGATAGCCCTCCGGCACCAGGATGTGCGGTCGCACCGTCGAGATGTCCTGCACATAGTACCGGGCCTCGGGATGGTTGCGGCTATGGGTGTCGATCGCCACCGGCCAGTGGTTGACGCAGACGAGTTCCATCTCGAGCCCGAGCTCGGCAAGCGCGCGCTGCGCGCCGGTCGACGAGCCGCCGGCACCGCAGAGAAGATCGGCGACGAGGATCTTGCGCGTCATGCCGCGATCCTCTCGACAGGGTCCGCGCTCCGTTCAATCGTGGTGGATGCTCCTATCCAGCAGGAAACGCCGCCATGATTACGACGCGACCGCTCTTCCACTCGGCGCCGATCCTCCTGGCGCCTGGCAGCGTGGTGATGCCCGGGAACTGGGGGCGCCTTTTGCGCGACCGAGCCGACCAGCACTCGCACTGGAACCGCGAGATGGCATTGGAGGAATGGAGAGCTACCCACGCACCTGAGAAGCCGAGTCGGCTTTTCGCCTGTTTCGCGTGCGACTGCCTCCCCGTGGCCGAGTTTTATGTGCAGCACGCCGTAAGGACGGGCAGCCCGCGCGCGGTGATCTACGAGGTCACGAAGGAAGACGCATCGGCGGGCGAACACCGCGGCGACTTCAATTGCGTGCAACCCGTCGCCGGTCTTTCCATGGCCGAGGTCGCTCGGCGTTATTGGTCCGGCGCACAGCCGTTCCGGATTGAGGCGCACGAGCATCTCGATTGTTGGGAGATCGTCACCCCAAGTCCTTTGCGCATCCTGCGCCGAGTTGGGTGAAGCTTCGTGGTGCCCGCGGTAGGACAGGGGCGCGCTCATGCCTCGCCACCATCGAAACCAAGGGTTAACTGCGATCCTCGAAGGCGCGTGACCGCCTGGAACGTGGTTCCCGGCCCCCCGTTGGTCCGCAGAGTTGTCGGACCATGGGGGAGAACATGTCGACGACCGTCATTTCGGGCCATGGCTGGCTGCGCACGGCCGGCCTCGGGGCCTCCACGGCTTGCTACCACCTGACGCGTACCGCAGCGGGCATCGACGGCGAGGTCCTCGCTGAACTGGCGACCATGATTGAGGCGGCTGGCGCGCGACACGCGACGCTCGTGCTGGAATCTGGCCTGTCGGTGCGCGTGGACGTGTTGCGCTGCTCGCCCGCAGGACTGGCGGTGCATGTCGCTGAAGGCGAGGGGGAGGACCCGCGCAGACCGCTGTGCTGATCGCGTCATCGGCCGTCACCTGCCGGCATCGTGTTGATGTTCCGCAGCGCTCGGCGCAGGTGGGCGGCATAGACGCTCAACGCCTTCCAGTAGAGAGCCATCGGCCCCTTATTCTGGAGCCAGCTCCTTTGAGCGCGGCTCCGCGCGTCGGCAGCGAGCTCACCGAGAAGGTCACCGAGCAGTGCGCGTGCCTCCGGCGAGAGCTCAGCGATGCGTTGAGCGGCCGGCAGCGCCAGTACGGGATTTCTTACCTCTGGCTGGCTGCTCCTATTTGCATTCCCTCCGCGAGCGGGGCGCGCCTCAAACATGGAAGCCTCGCTTGTTCGCGCGCCGCTCGATCACCGACCAGATCTTCGCGGCGGTGTCGTCATCGGCACGGATGAAGAACCGGTAGGGATCGAGCCGGAAGGATTCCCACGCGTTCCGGTCGTTCGCCGCGATGGCGCCGGCTTCGACGAGCTCGTGCATGTCGATGCCGACCATGATCCGGAGGCGATTGTGGAAGTCGTCGAGGGCGGCCGTAGTGGCCGTATCGTGTAGGCGCAGGATCTCGACCGAACGCGCCCGGTTCGGCAGGCGGCGGACGAAGCCCCGATCCTCGAGCACGTTCAGCATCCGATTGATTCCGGTCTTGGACTTGAGGTTCATCGCCTCGGCCATCTCGCCGAGGTTCGGGGAGGATCCGCGCTGCTTGACGTAGCCGTCGATGAACCGAAGGAGCTCGTGCTGGCGAGAGGTGAGCATGGTCAGCGCACCTCCGGCATGGCGTTGTGCTCGACGCCGTCGAGGAGGCGGCCGGTTTCCGGACAGCGAGGCCGAGCCTGCAAGTGGAGCGCGTTGTGCTCCGACTTCGTCATGAGATGCAGGTTTTCGATGCGATTGTCGGTCTTATCCTCATTGAGGTGGTGCAACACTTCACCACGGCCGGGCCGCGGGCGACCGGCAGCGCACCAAACAACAAGATGCTCGTAGGCCCACCCATTCGGGTCAGCGAGCGGATGGCCACGTCCTACCCGCACCTTTACATGCCCTGTCGAGCCGACCCGGCTTCCGGGCTTCCAGCGGTGTTGACGCGAGGCCTTTACATGATGCCCGTGCTTACCGCGCATGGGGCATCTCCCTGATCATGAGGTCCTCAGGGATCGCCGGCATGCGCGACTTCAGCGCGCCTTGTGTCTGCTTCATGAAGAAGGCTGTGCCAGCTGACTTGCACTGGACCCGCAACGATCGGGCGGCAGCATAGAAGCCATCCCAAACCCGGGCCCCTATGCCGCTCTCGCCGCCGGCTATGACGAGGTCGAGCGTTTCGTCGATGCCCGGGAACTGCTCTTCCACATCGCGCCAGCTGGCGAGTGCGTCGTACCAGCCACTGGCGATCCTGATGCGTCGAAAGTCGATCGGCCCGAGCAGCGGCTCGGCCGAGACGAAGCGGATCGCCGCCGGCGTGGCAAGCAGATCGGGCACGCGCTCGTCGGCGCGTCGCTGATCCTCGGTCGAGACGCCGAGCCAGACGTTCGGAAGAACCGCCGGCAGGACATGCCAGTCGACGAGGTCACGGAAGTTGGCGCGGCCGGTCGGATGCTCGACGGGAACATCGTAGCGAGCGAGCCGCTCGAACCACTGGCCGACGTATTCCCGCATCCGCGCCGAGCGCTTCGTCAACACCTGATAGGTGTGCTGCTGGGTCAGCGCCATGACGGCGAAAGCGCGGTCGATCCACTCGTCGGGCACGCTCTCATGGAAGAGATCGCCCATCGAATTGACGAAGATGCGCCGCGGCCGGCGCCAGCGAAGCGGCTGGGCGATGATGTGCTCGGGCGCGAGCGTGACCTTGCCGGTCCACACCGGCCCGGCCTTACTCTTTTCGGTCAGCCCAACGTACTGCGTGATTCCGATGATGTTCGCGGCACGCTCCGCTTCCGCAATCGATTGAAGTCGGCCGCCCATCTTCATGGCGTAGCAGTTGGTGCAGCCGGCAGAGACGACCGAACAGCCGACGATGGGATTCCACGTCGCGTCGGTCCATTCGATGGCGGAGCGGTCAGCCATGGGCCGCCCCCGCCATGCCGAAGTCTTCCCGCCGGCCGTCCGGCCCTATGGCGTGCAGATGATGGGGAACGCGGCGCACCTCACGCTCGGCTTCCGCTCGCGTGTAGCGGCCGGCGCGGTTCTCATCGGTCGTGTAGCCGCAGTACTGAGGCGCATAGAAGCAGTCGTTCTTGCGGGACCAGATGCGGTAGACCGGCTCATCGCCGAAGATGATGCGCTTCAGGATCTCGGCGCGGCGATAGTCGTGAACCGAGACCGCCTTCGCGAGTTCCCGCTCAAGCCGGTTTCGACGCGCACGCCCATTGCGCTTACGGCGAAGGTCGTCCGGCTGCTCGGCATAGATCTCCCGGCATGCCTGATTGAGCAGCGTGTGCGGCCCGGCAACGACCCACCACATATTGTTGTTGTGGTAGTAGGCGACGCCGCGGATGAGCCGGCCCTTGCCGTCCGTCGTCCAGACCGTTGCCCCGTGCTCCAGCAGGAAGCCATCGGCGCTCTTGCGGTTGTAATCCTGTCCCCATGTCGGGCGACCGAGCGCCTTGTCGGTGTGCCAGGACTTGGCATAGCCAGCCTTGAGGAAGTCGAGAGCGGTGATCGCCCCGGTGCTCGGCATCGGCTTGTGTCGATCGACCGACACCGCGGCGCGATCGGACAGCCACACGATGATCGCCCGCTCTTCGAGCTCGAGCCGGAGCCGATCGATGTAATCGAACCGCTGGCGCTTATCGAAGTCGTAGCGGTGCCCGTTGACGTTCACCTTCTGCCAGGTCTCAGCCCAGCATTCGAACTCGATCGAGCGGCCGTGGACCTGCAGCGATGCGTGCAGGTTTCCCTTACGTGCCAGCCGGGTGTACTTGGAAATGCAGCGGTAGTGCTTGAGGGTGTGCGGATCGTGGGTGACCGTCCAGCCACGCCGCCGCAGCAGGCGAATGATGCCGTCGAAGATCTGGCTCTTGAAGGTCGGATCGTTCGGATCCTCCTGCCATATGCCGACCCGAGTGTCGTGCAGGCGGACGTCGAGCTTGCGAGGGTCAGCCATGGGCATAGCTCCGCGTGCCGCGCGCGGGTCGAAACTCCACCGGCGACGCGTCTGCTTTGACGTAGAGGGGATGGCGGGGGTGGCCGTCCTTGGTCAACCCGAGCGCATACCGTTCGTGATTGCCAAGCCAGCCGAGGGCCGTCTCGTCCTGGCCAAGATGGGCGCCGTGGGAGCCCCATGCGCAGACGATGACGCCGAGGGGATATCCGCCGAACAGAACTCCATGGAAGGCCCGCTGATTGAAGACGCCAACCGGGTCCTGATCATGTTTGAGCGCCAACAGCGCCTTGGGGTCGGTGGAGCGGTGGGCGAAGAGGTTGATAGCTTCGAGGCGGTCATAGCCCCATGCCCGAGCGAAGCCGACGCAGCGGCGAATGGTCGGGTCGTCTTCCTCGCCGTCGGCTGTCGACGGGTTGAGCATGACGAAGACGCAGGCTTTGGGCTCGCCGAGCTGCGCGCCGGCGCCGTCGACGATCGGGGTGCCGTCGTTCTCCGCCCACATATCCCATTGCGCCGGCAAGGGATGGAGACGCCACTCGCGCCAGAGGCGGTAGCGATAGGTGCCGCAAGCGGAGATCTCGGCGCCCTTGGCGACATAGGTCACGTCACCCATGGGCGACCTCCATGCCGGCGCAGATGGCGTTCACATGCCGGCGGTGGCGCGCCTCGCGGACGGCGAGGTGGCGAACGTCTGTGATCTCATGCTCGTCGTAGCCCGCCTCCAGCAGGAGGATGGCCGTCTCCGCTTCGTCGGAGAGGTCGACGGAGGATTGGGCGAGCGTGATCGCCATGGCGTCGACGATGTCAGCCATGCGGCACCTGTCCGGGATCGTCGCCATAGGGGTGGGCGTGCGGGTCGGGGAAATCGTCCTGATCGGCGAAGCGAAGGCCGAGGACGAAGGCGAGCACGACGAAGGGGAACATGAGCGTGGCTCCCATCGTCAGGGCGTACCAGAACTGCCGGTTGGCGCTGGCGACCTCGGAGGCGAGGGCAGCGGATTCCATCAGACCGCTCCTGTCAGAATGCCGGACCAGAGGCCGACAGCGGCGACGAAGAGCCCGAGCGCGGCCAAGGCCGCCGCTTCATGCAGCAGGGTGTGCAACATGGTCCTTTTCCTTCGGGGCGAACTGGGTGAGGAGGTCGCGCAACTGGCGTCGGGCATTGCGGGCCTCGGCCTCGGAGACGACGCTCACCGGCCAGCCGTCGAGGTCGACGCGCGAGGCGTCTTCGATCAGAACTCGGAGGTACGAGCGGCCGGTGGTGTAGTCGTGCAGCGCGTCGCGGAGCAGCCGGCCGCGCACCTCGGGCAACTCCTGGCGGAGGTCTTGGTAGATAGTTCGTGCGAGCGGCAGTTTGGTCATGCCGGGGGCGCGGAAGCAGCGCGGAAAGCGCTGAACGAACAGCCTGCGGGTCGCCGCAATTTCGGTCCGCCGCTTGGCGCTGAAAATGGTGCTACCCATGGCGCACCTCATCCAGCGGCATGTCACGGAGCCGACGGTCGAACGCCTTCAGGTTTCGGAGCTGCTCCTGAAGGACAGCGGTCGTGTCCTGGCTTTGCGCCAGCATCGTCTCCACTTGGCTGATCACCAGGGCGAGGGGCTCTCTGGCGAGGTAGGCAGGTGTCTGCTGCAACTCGCTCGGAGCGGCCGAGGGCGCGATCACTGCGGCCTCCCGTTCTGGTAATAGGCCAGCACGCGCAGGCGGAGCGCCGAGGACAGGTTGCCGTTGTCGCGAGTTGCATCCACCTCGGCGACCAAGTCGGAGAGCGTCCGCTTGGATGCCGCCGCAATGTCGCGAAGGGCCGACCAGAACGCGTCTTCCATGGAAACGCTTGTCTTGTGGCCGGCGATGACGATGGAGCGCTTACGAATGGCCGACGGTGCGGTCACGACAGATGAGGCGATCACGGCTGATCACTCCGCTGAGAGGTTGCGGCGCGCCGACGCTCCATGTGGCGGCGGGCGCCGTCAGCGGACTTGAGAGCGCTGCGAATGTGATGGGCGAGCTTCGGGCAGTCGGCTGCCTCGGCGTCTTCAAGCGCGGCGCGCAACCGGAATTCGGCGGCCTTGGCGCGAATGCGCTGTTCGTTGGTGGCGGGACGGAGCTTAGCCATGCTCGCCTCCGGCACGCTCGGCTGCGCGATCCAGCCGCTCGATCTCGGCGATGAGCAGGGCGGCGGCGCGCACCAGGTTGTGGCGGCGGTCCTTTGGCTTCCACCAGTCATCGGACCAAGGCCAAAATCTACTCGCGACGCGTTCGGTGGGCTGTCCGGGGCGGGTCAAAAAGCTTTCTACCCCCGTGACACCCATCGCATATGCCGCCCCAGCGCTCGCCAGCTGGCCGCGCCTGTGCTGGTCGTCGTGCTCGGCAGTCCATCCCTCGACCTCGACCTGCCGACGGCGCTCGGCGAGCACATCTGCAGCGGCGGTCGAGATGGATGAGAGCTCTGTCGCGATGCTCTTGTCGGACATGATCATCGTCCTTCGAAGGGGAGGGCGGCCGGATCGACTTGGGTTTTCAGGGAGGAGCGATCCGGCCGGGCGGTGCTTGGCACCTGCCAGAGTTCAGTGGGCCGGCGCGCGATCGGCCTCGGGGCGCTGCGGCGCCTCCGGAATGGCGACGTACCTCTCGCCGCAGAACGGGCAGAAGGTCGGGATCGCGCCCATCTTGTCGCGATTGCGCTTGTCGATCTTGTCGGTCGTCAGCGCAGGAAAGGTGAAGCCGGGGCGATCCGGCGTTCCGAAAGTGAAGCCGATCTGGAGCTTGCTGTTGTGCTCGGCGAGCTTCGCGTCGATCTGCTCGATGCAATCGCACATGGCGGAAATCCCATCAGCGGTTGACGTGCCCGGCGGCTAACCGGGGGGCAGTGGCTCACCGCCGGGCACGCATCAGCAGGAGCGCCGATGACATGAACATACTTATGTGCATGATCGTTGACAATAGGGATCATGCATTGGTGCATGAAAAAATATGCGCGGAAGTATGGCGAATCGACTCGACTCGCCGCTCAATCGTTAACAGAATGAGAACATAAGCAGAACATTCAGGGTGCGTGGATATGCCAAAGGAACGAGTCGCAGCCCGCTTTCAACTGAAAATCCGGTGCTTCAACTGCAAGGTAGATACGGCACACCGTCTCGACGTGCCGGCCGTCGAGGATGCCCCGACCTGTCTGGACGAGTTGCTAGAGAGCCAGTTCCTTGCGGAGCAGAAGTTCGCCTGCAAGGCATGCGAGATGCCGATTGGCATCATCGTGGGCGCCGCAGATATCACGGAGCCGTCTTATGCATGACGCGCCGCCAGTGAGCCGCGACCGAGCGGAATGGATCGCGATAGCGGTACTTGGGACAATCGCGAAGCAGCCGGACAGGCTGACCCAATTTCTGACGCTGACGGGAATCGAGCCGATGGCGATCAGGGTGCTCGCCGAGGATCCTCGCTTCCTAGCCGGCGTGGTCGACTATGTCGCCGAGAATCCATCCCTAGCGGCGATCATCATGTCCGAGCTGGCGCTGCATCCCGCCGATCTCAGCATGGCGCAATACGCCCTACGCAATTCGAAGCCTCGGCGCGAAGAGCGGCCGGATCGGCTTCCCTTGCCGCCCAGGAGGATCCAATGACCAAGAAGACGTTCTATGTCGTCCAGCCCTTTGAAGCTGGCAAGCGCGGTCGGATCAAGGCGGGGATTCCGATGGAAGTCCGCAGCGCTGAGGACGCGGAGCGGGTGGCGAAGCGCCTAAGCCTGGTGAAGGCTGGCGCTATCGCGTTCTCAACCGAAGTGGAACCGGAGAGCGGCGACGCCGAACCGCCAGTGCTGATCGCGAGCTATGGCGAAGTTCCCGAGGGAATGCTGGAGCCCGGATAGCTTCAGCTACACCCATCACCACCTGCGCCAATAGCACCGCCGGTAGGGTCTGCCCCACCGATTCCAGCGCGTGCGGCAGAAGCGGCGACGGCGGCCGCGCCAATATCGACGGCGGGCCCAGTAGCGACGCCTGTTCCGATAGCGATATCCACGGCGACGGCGATAGCGGCGGCGGCGGCGATCCCACTGAACATCTTCGACCGCTGTCCCGTCCGGCGTTTCGCCAACGGTATCGGCGAGTTCACCGTCGGACGTGGATGGCAGATTTCGAAGCTGCTCTAGCGGTGTGGCTTCAGCCGCCGGGACAAGCCAGCTCGCCGTAGCGGCGGCGCCAGAAAGTCCCAACAGGCCAGTGAGGAATGAACGTCTGTCCATCGCTTCCTCCACGTCCGGGTCTTCCGCCCCTTGTTTAGAGGAAAGCAGGAGTGACATGAACGATGGCTGAACCGGGCTGCCGCGCCATTCAAGGCCGGGCGGGAGCAGCTACGAAAAAGCCCGCCGCTCACGAGGAGGGCGGGCGCTTGATCTGATCGCCAGCTATGGCGAAGTGCCGGAGGGGGTGTTGGAGGCGGGGTAGGGCTTCTAGCTATCCTCGTCCTCGGCAAGCAACTCTCGAATGTTGCCATTCGTGAGTTGCCACCTCTGCCCCACGCGCTCAAGGTCTCCAGTGATTATAATAGACTTTTGCTCGTCATGCGCTTTTATCGCAGCACGGTAGTTTGCCTGATCAAGTACGGCTTGTACCGATTGGAGCTTATCTTCGATGATTGCCTTCAGTGTGACTACGCCGTCGAATTCATCCTGATCGCGCTTTAACTTATGTACTGTTCCATACAAGGTGACGTCCGGTTTCGGCTGCTTTAATCTGAATATGCGCGCTACTTCCTTGAGGATCTCTGCGTCGTTTTGGGAAAAGCTGATCCTTCGAAAGGTCTCTGGAGCGGGGCGCGTTCTTGCCCAAGTCACACTAATGTCGAGTCCTGCTGATTGATCTATCAATCCAGCAACAGCCTCGCAAAGGTTTGCGCTTACGCCTGATGATATGACCTTATCGAAGGCGCTGACCTCTCCAGACAGCGCCATTTCGGCTGCGCTGCGTGAGGCCTCAAGCGCTTCGATTAGGCGCCTCGTCACCATTCGCTCCATCGGCTCGTCTTCAAAAGCGATCCAGTTGTCGTCGAGCGAAAGTTGAGGCTGTAGTTGCGGAGGGACGGGAGCCAGAAGGGTCACGACGAAGCTTCCGTGCTCCGTCTGACCAAGCCTCACGCGACGCATATACTCTGCGGCTTCTTTGTTCGCGCCGGCGCGATACAGAGGTTGCGGAGAGTGAACAGCGCAGGCAGCAGCAAGAAGCATTTCGCGTGCCTGAGCTACAATCTTTACGCCGGCATCAAGCGATACGGAGCCATCATCATCCGCGCCGAACGAGCGAACCCTCACGACGTCGCGATCGGCGCCAACTAAATCCCGATAGGTGGCTAATTCGTCCCGCTCTGCCGCGCTTGAGAACGCTTCGATAAGCCTTGAAACCGTAGAAGCGTAGTCCGCCAAACGATCTGTGCGAGGCAATACGATCTCGGGGCGATCTACACCAACATAGACATCCGCATGGGCGCCATAAGGCTCAAGCTTTCTCCATCCCTCGCCTCTGGCAAAGGCGGCGAGGGCGGCCGGCGATATAGCCCGCAAGGCGTCGGGATCTAGAATGACCGCCTTCACGTGATCGCCCCTTTGCGTGCTTGCTCCATAAGGCCTTGGAGGCCCTCAACGTCAAAGCGACGTCCTGTGTCTAACGAGATTGTAACAGAGTCTGTATTGGTGGTCGATGGATAAGAGCGGAGGTTGGCCCAAAAGGCGCATTTGCGCATGATAAGGGCATTAGGTTCAATTGAAAGCCAGTCGTCCTCGTTGCTAGGCAAGTCCAATACAACCAATATTCGAGGTGTCAGGCTTGGCTCGCGCAATAAGTCGTAGTTGCGGCGCTTCAGAGGGAATTGGATGGGGCCTATACTGAGTGGCAGGGTTGTCGTTGCTTTCAGTTGTATATCCAAGCGAGGCCGCATATGGCCGCCAGCGACGACTGTGAGGTCGATCCCTTCCATGTCGAACTCGGTGGTGGCGACATCATAGCCGGCAGCTGCCGCTACGGCGCGCACATAGACTTTCGACAAGCTTTCCTGCCGCAATGTGCGCGGCAAAACAGGGTCATCTCCGACCATTGGCAAGCCCCCTGGCGATGAGTTCCTTACCACCTCACCGGCCGCGTAACATCCGTCACCAGCGCAATGATCTCGACCTTTTTCCCGTCATCGGCATTGAGGTCGGTATCGACGACGATTGGCTTGTAGCGGGCATCCGTGGAGCGGGGATGGAACGTGTAGCCGTCCTCCCGCACCTCGATCTCCTTCACCGACCACTCGAGCATCTGCCCGTCAGCAGTTGATCGCTGGATGACCACGGCCATGCCGTTTCGCGGAACCTCGCGGATGTCCTCAAAGACGGGGCCGCTGACGCGAGAGCCGTCCGGGATCGGTGGGTCGAATGCATTCATGGAATTGCCGTCGACATCGAAGACGACGACGCGGGCGTGCGGGAACCGCGGGTCGCGAGCTACAAGAACTTCGGCGGGATCCTGGTTCTCGAAGTCATCAATCTCTTGGAAGACGCCGGCGCTGGCCTTTCCAGAAATGGGCGTCGGCACGATTTGCGCGCGAACGGGGCGGGCAGCATCAAGCGGCGCTCCACCCTCCACCTCTTCCCGAAGGGCCATGAGCTTCAAGTAGCTCTCGCCGCGCGGAATGACCTTCCCTGATGCCCAGCGCGACACAGCCGGCTGTGTCACGCCAATGGCCGCAGCGAGTTCCTCGTGCGTCCAGTTCCTAGCCTTCAGGATCGCGTCGACCGTTCCCACGACATCCATGACAACCTCATACGCGAACGCATAAAGCAAATCTAATGCACGAGTGCATGATTTGCCTTGCCATGGTCATGCATATGAGTATGTTCATGTATATGAACCCGATGCCCATCATCCGCAAATCGGTCCTCGATATCTCCCAGGCGGAGCTTGCCGCTATCGCGGGCACCACGCAGGCGACGGTGTCTCGCTGGGAGAAGGGCGACCTTCAGCCGGACAGGGCTCAACTGGCGCGCATCCGCGAGGCCGCCAAGAGCCGCGGGTTGGCTTGGGATGATGCCTGGTTCTTCGAGATGCCCGGTGTGGCCGCCACCAACGACGGGGAGGCCGCATGATTGGTCTACTGCTTCTCCCCGCCGGCGGTCCGGCCTCCACGTTCAAGTCGCGTGTCGTCTGGACAACGTTCTCGCACGCCGTGTCTCCCAATACCTCCGCTAATGAACGGGGGAATTTCGCAGGGGAGGGGCATCTTGGCTGAACACCCTTTGCCGCGCGCCTGGCGTTTGCGCATCGTTGCAGCCACCCGGGACCTGATCACCGAATGCGGCGGCGCGGAACGCAGCGCCGAGCTCCTCGGTGTTCACCCTGGCAGTGTCTATCGCTACCAGCAGGACAAGGACCTGATCCCGCTTCTGTCGGCCATGGTGCTGGAAGCGGATTGCGGACGCCCATACGTCACCAAGGTCATGGCCGACTACAGCGGCCACCAGCTCACCCGCGCGGAAGACGATGACCCTGACAAAGGGGTCAATATCGACGCTCGGCACAACGCCGTGCTGCGGGAGTTCGCCGACGTCGCCCACGCCGTTGCCGAGGCGAGGGCGGACGGCCGCTATTCCGTCACCGATGCCGAACGGATCGAACGCGCAGCGGCCGACCTCGCTCGCGCCGTCGACGATCTGCGGGAGGACTGCGCCGAGGTCAAAGCGGCAGCCGCCAGCAATGTGAGCCGGCTTCCCAAACAGGGAGGCGGGCGGTGACGAAGCGAACAACGTTCAAGGCCAGTCGGCCTCGCGGCGAGCACCTCTCCTTCGAGCGGCCCGCTGCTCGCCGCCGGCGCGAGCGGCAGCACTTCACCAAAGACCTCATCGACTTGGCGGCGAACCTGCTCGCCACGCTCTTCGCCAAGTGACGAGGATCAATCGCCATGTCGCGCACCTACCTCAAGACGGCCGACCCGAAGCCGACACCGACGGAGATACGTCGGCGCAAGCTGGCCGCCGCCCGCGCTGACAAGATCGCTGAATACCAGCGGCTGAAGCAGGCACACGACCGCCGCGCCAAGACCAGCAAAGAGCTCGTCGAGATCACCTCCGCGCTCATCGCTACCGAGCTCAAGCAACCCAAGCCCGCCGCGCGGCCGCCCGCGCCGGTGGCGGACCTTTTCGCGCGCTGATCCCCGGCGCGCCTAAACACCGAGGCCTAGCCATGCCCGAAATACCGAACGACGAGCCGTCTGCCGCCGACTTCGCCAAGGAGCAGTTGATCTCCTTCATCGAGCGCATTGAGCGCCTGGAGGAGGAGAAGAAGACCGTTTCCGACGACATCAAGGACGTCTTCGCTGAGGCCAAGGGCACCGGCTTCGACGTCAAGGCGCTGAAGGAGATCCTGAAGATCCGGCGGCAGGACGCCGACCAGCGCGCCGAGCACGAGGCGATCGTCGACCTCTACCTCGCCTCGCTCGGGATGGTCGGCTGAGCGGCCGGCGGGAGAGCGCGATGTCCACCGGAGCGGGTCAGCAGAACAGTCGTCGAGCGATACGGGCGATGGGCATGCCGGGTATCGAGCCCGGCGGCGACGCCTCGGCGCGGCCCGGCTTCCGTTGGGTGGCCCCGGACGCCCTCATTGTCGATGAGGGCTACCAACGAAATCTGTCCGAGCGGTCGGTTTCACTGATCCGGCGCATCGTGGCGGACTGGGATTGGCGGCGCTTCAAGCCGCCGGTGGTCGTGGAGACCGATGACGGTTTGGAGGTGATCGACGGCCAACACACGGCCATCGCGGCTGCCTCACATCCCTCGGTGGACGAAATCCCCGTGATGGTGGTGGAGGCGAGCGATCGGGAGGCGCGAGCTCGGGCGTTCATCGGTCATAACAAGGACCGCATAGCTGTTACGGCCACTCAACTGCATGTCGCCGCTGTCGCCGCCGGCGATCCGGACGCAGTCACCCTCCAGCAGGTTTGCGATAGGGCCGGCGTGCGTGTGTTGCGGGTCTCGCCCGGCAATAGCGGCTTCAAGGCCGGCGACACCATGGCGGTGGCGGCAATCATGGCGCTGATCAACCGTCGCGGCGCAATGCGGGCACGTCAGATGCTCGAAATTCTCGTCAAGGCGAAAATGGCGCCCATTCCCGCGGCCGGAGTGCGGGCCGTCGAGATGCTCCTGAACGACCCGGAGTATTCCGGAGAAATCACCGCCGAGGATCTCTCAACCACCATCCTCATGATGGGTGAACGCGCCGAGCAGGAGGCGAAGGTGTTCGCCGCCGCACACAACGTGCCGCTTTGGCGCGCGCTCGGCATCATCTGGTTCAAGGGACGCCCACGTGGACGAAAGCGCGCGAATTGAGGCGCTTGAGGCGGAGAACGAGCGTCTCCAACTCCGCGTCGAACAACTCGAAGGTCTGATGGGCATGAGCATCGATGCTCTCGTGCCAATCGAATGGCGCCTGACACGCAGCGAGGCCTGCGTCTTTGGCGTGCTTCTTCGTCGGGAGATCGCGACGAAGGACGCCGTGATGGCCGCGCTGTATCGCTCGACAGCGAAGGACGAAGCTGAGCTCAAGATCGTCGACGTCTTCATCTGCAAGATGCGCAAGAAGCTGAGACCCTTCGGAATCACCATCATCACGCGGTGGGGTACGGGATATTCGCTCGAGGATCGGACCGCCTTGGCGGCCCGCTTGGGAGCGGCGACGTGACCGGCCGGATCCTCCCGAACCTTCTCCAGCAGCAGGTCGTGCCGTTCCCGGTGCGGCCCGGCCGGCGCCCCAAGCTGCCGGAGGATGCTCTGCGCGCGGCGGTGGCGGAGGAACTGACGGATTCCGAGATCGCGGATCGCTTCGGCTGCTCCAAGCAACTCGTCCACAGCCGACGGAAGGCGCTTGGCCTCGCCGTCGGCAAGCGGCGACGGTCCAAGCAGAGCGTCAGCCGTCACGCTCCCAAGGTGGCTACTGAACGAGCGGCGAACATGCCGCCGGTCGATCATGTCGCCCTGGTCGAGGACCGCACCCTCTATCCCTCGACGGTTGTCCCGGTCGACGGGCTGCTTAACATCCTCGTCTCGGGCGTGAACCACTGGAAGATCGGCGGCGAAATCCGCAAGGGCGCCTGGACGGGCTTCCCGGTCTACACGCTGACGCTGGAGGAGCGGGCGACGTGCCAGGTCTCCTGCCGGCATTGGCGCTCCTGTTACGGCAATCATATGCGCTGGGCCAAGCGCGTGCAGCACGGCGCTGCGCTGGAAGAGAGGCTCGGGCATGAGCTCGCCATCCTGCAATCGCGGCACCCTCGTGGTTTCGCCGTTCGGCTCCATGTGCTCGGCGACTTCTACTCGCCGGACTATGTCGCCCTGTGGGCCGGGTTCCTCGACCGATATCCTGCCCTGCATGTCTTCGGCTTCACCGCCCGCATCGACGGCATCGACGATCCCGTTGCGCGTGCGCTCGTGCGCCTGGTCATGGCGCGCTGGGACCGCTTCGCCATCCGCTTCTCGAACGCGCTGATCGACGAATGCTCGACGGTGACGATCGAGCATCCCCGGCAGCTTCCGCCCGACGCCGTGCTCTGTCCGCAGCAGATCGGCAAGACGGAATCCTGCTCCACCTGCGCGCTGTGCTGGCAGAGCCGCCGGCGCGTCGCCTTTCTCCAACATTGAGGGTGGCCGCGATGGAAACGACCGTCGATGCCGAGACCTGGACCCGCCTCCGCACCATCCTGAGGGCGCGCGTGGGCGAGGAGGTCTACGCGAGCTGGTTCATCCGGCTGGAGTTCGAGAGCTGCGCCGATGACGTCGTCGTGCTCTCGGTCCCGACGCGATTCCTTAAGGTCTGGATCGCGCAGCACTATGAGGCGGTGCTGACCGAGATCTGGCAGACCGTCGAGCCGGGCGTTCGCCTCGTCATCAACGTCCGCCAGGCGAAGCTGAACCCGCCATCCCGGCCCGCCCGTCCCGTTCCGGTGAGCATGCCGGCGCCGCGGCTGGCGCCCGCTACGCCGCCGGTTCATGTCGAAGACGCGCCGCTCTCATCGCCGCTCGATCCTCGGCTGACCTTCGACGCCTTCAGGCTGGGCGATTCCAACCGCCTCGCCCACGCCGCGGCCAAGAGGGTCGCAGGCGGCCCGCTCATCAGCGATCCGGTGTTCAACCCGCTGTTCCTTCATGGTGGCGTCGGGCTGGGCAAGACGCACCTGCTTCAGGCCATCGCTGCCGCCAGCGCCGAAGGTGGGCGCCGCGTCCTGTACCTGACCGCCGAGCGCTTCATGTTCGGCTTCGTGGCCGCGCTGAAGAGCCAGTCGGCCGCGGCGTTCCAGGAGGCCCTGCGCGCCGCAGACGTGCTCATCATCGATGACGTGCAGTTCCTGCAGGGCAAGAGCGTCCTTCAGGAGTTCGCCTACACGCTCAACACCGTGATCGCGTGCCGCCGCCAGGTGGTGCTCGCCGCCGACCGCTCACCCGCCGAGTTCGACGCCATGGACGAGCGTGCGCGGTCTCGTATGGCGGGCGGGCTTGTCGTCGAGATCGCCCCGCTGGAGGAAGAGCTCAAGCTCGGCATCCTGACATCCCGCCTCAGCGTGCTCACCCAGCAGTATCCGGGATTCGGCATCGAGCCGGACATTCTCCGATATGTCGCCCGCCACTGCGGACGCACGGGGAGGGACCTCGACGGCGCGCTCAACCGTCTACTGGCGCACAACCAGCTGACCGGCCGTGAGATCACGCCAGAGGTGGCGGAATCGGCGTTGCGGGACCTCATCCGCACGGCCGAGCCGAAGAGGATCCGGATCGACGACATCATGCGCGCGGTGACGAAGCGCTACAGCGTCAGCCGCGCCGACATCCTCTCCCAGCGTCGCACCGCGAACGTGGTGAAGCCGCGTCAGATCGCGATGTACCTCGCCAAGACGCTGACCCTGCGCTCGCTGCCGGAGATCGGCCGGCGCTTCGGCGGGCGCGACCATACGACCGTGCTGCACGCCGTGCGCAAGATCGACGGGCTGGTGACGTCCGGCGCCGATGTGGCTGCGGAGGTGAAGGCGCTCGAGGCCATGCTGCAGGAGAACGCAGCGTGACCGGCTGGCCGTTCTTCCCTCTGTCGATGTTTGCCTATGACGTGGTCGAGCTCGACCCCGCGTGGACCTTCGCCCTTCGTTCGGCCAAGGGGGAGAAGAAGTCCGCCCAGGCGCAGTACCAGACGATGTCGCTGGAGGACATCAAGGCTCTGCCGGTCGGCAATCTGATAGCGCCCGGCGGCGTGTGCATCATGTGGTGCACCTGGCCGCTCGTGGCGATCGGCGCCCATGTCGAGGTGATCCGTGGTTGGGGCCTGCTGCCGGTGACCGGCGGCGGATGGACCAAGCGATACCCGTCAGGCAAGGCGCGTTGGGGCACGGGCTATGTCGCCCGGTCGCTCCACGAGCCGTACATCATCGCGCGGCTGCCCGGGTCGTCATGGAAGGGAGCCGGCTTCCCCAATCTCGTCGAGACGCTCGAAGCCGATGCGATCGACGGCGTTGCCAGGGAGCATTCCCGCAAGCCCGACGAGTTCTACGCGGCCGTTGAGAAGGCGTGGCCGGAGGCGCGGCGTGTGTCCGTCTTCTCCCGGCAGTCGCGCGCCGGCTGGGATACCTGGGGCAACGAAGCGACGAAGTTCGACGCCACGGAGGCGGCCGGATGACAGCGTGGACGTCAGATCAGGCGGTTGAAGCGAAGGAGGCGCGCCACGCGCTCGTAGGCGAGGTGCCGGTCTGCTTCATCACCGGTGTCCGCAGCGCGCAGCAGGGCAGAAATAGTGGCCTCAACCGGAGGCGTGCGCCGGCCTTCGTAGTTCGCGCGCAGGAAAGCACCGACGTCGAGCAGCGTGTGCAGCGACGTTCCGGACGTGAGCGCTATCGGCTCGGGCAGAGGTGTGTGCCAGTGCGGTGCCATCGAGCCAATAAGCGCGAAGCCGCTCACTGGTTTCATCTGACAGCAGGCTCGGCGCGAGAAGCGCAGGGCCGAGCCGTCACCTCACAACTGCCCGCGCTGACGCAGCAACAGCACGAGCCGGTCAGTTACGTCGTCTACGGCCGAGGGCTCTCCGCTCTGCCCGGCGGCGATGAGCTGATCGATGGTGGCCTCGACCTCCGGGGAGCGCGGCCCCTCGCTCGAAGCCAGAAACTCAACAGCTGCCAAGAAAGTGTCGATCGTGCGGGGTGGATCACCCTGCAACACGATCGGTCTGGCAAGTGGCAGTTGCAGCCCATGGGGCATAACGGCGAACTCCCTACCCAGCACGATACTCTATCGGACGCAGGCCCGGGCTCAAATGTGCACAAGTGCGCTTTAGTCGAGCAGGTTATCGAAGGGAGGCAATACGCGGAACTCGGCCGTCGTGGTGGTGAGGTGGTGCAGTTCCACCTCGTAGATCGCACCGGTCTCCAGCGTCAGCCAGGCGCGACCGTCGCGAGCGCTGAGAAGCGCGGCCATATTGGTCTCGACCTGCCCGCCAATGATCACCTCGCCGGCTTTTGGGCCGGTCTTTCGGCGCCTTACGGAGATCCAGTACTCAGCTTTGGCAGCTGCCATGCCGGGCGGGCGCAACATGCCCGTCCCCGTCAGTCTGCGGAGAATTTCCACCGTCGTCCCCACGCTTTAGGCGTCACCCTTGATCCAGCGGCGAACGCCCCACATGCCGTAAGGTTCCGCGAAAATTCGAAGCAAACTCGTCTGTTCTCGGTCGGGGGGCGTCCATGACGCGCGAACTGCTCCCCGACCGCCGCGCCGCCGAGAGCTTCGAGATCGAAGTGAAGGGCATCAGCTACACGGCCACGTTCGGTTATTACGACGACGGCCGCCTGGGCGAGATCTTCCTCTGTGGCCCGAAGGCCGGGACCGATGTCGAGGTGAATGCCCGAGACGCCGCGGTGGTGACGTCCATCGCTCTGCAGCACGGCGCCAGCCCCGATGTGCTGAGACACGGCCTATCGCGTGACGAGCAGGGCAGGGCGCTTTCCCCGATCGGCACGGTCCTCGACTTGCTGGCAGCCGGAAAGGTTGCGGAGACAGATCCGTGATCATCCGTCGCCGCTACAACCGCAACTTCACGGTCCTACCGAATGCCGTCCTGGACGATGAGCGTCTGTCAGCGGAAGCCATGGGCGTGCTCTGCTATCTGCGCTCCCGGCCGGGGGACTGGAACGTCGAACTCGCCCATCTTTCTGAGCGCTTCAAGATCGGCCGAGACAAGACGCAGCGCGTCGTTGCCGAGCTAGTCGACGCGGGCTGGATAAAACGGGAACGGACCCGCGATCCGGTCACCCGTGCATTCAACGGCATCGACTATGTTGTGTACGACGAGCCAGCCGACACTATGGATAGCGCCTCTGACGATGCTGACGGCGTTGAGCCACAGCCTGAAAATCCGGTTGTGGCTCTCGACACACCTAAACACCACCCACAACCGGCTTTGCCGCGCGCGGCTATTCAGGCTGTGCATATAGAAGAACCAAATACGGAAAAGAGAACAAATACCCCCATAGCCCCCAAGGGGGCGGTGGGCGAGGGGACTTCGTCAGGGGAAGCGGGATGGGAGGCCGATCCGGCCTATCTCGCCTTCCTGGCTGAGTACGGCCCCTCGCAGGCATGGCCCAAGCACCGCGGCCATCGCCAATGGCTCAAGCTGACCGAGGACGAGTGCAAGGCCGCGGTGGCAGCAATCCCGGCCTACCGCGCAGTCTGTGCCAAGGAACACCGGAAAATGACCGACCCGTCGGCCTATCTCCGCGGCACGTTCAAAAACTTCGCCGTCTCGCTGAAGCCGAGGGCGCCAGACAGCCCCGGCGTGGCCGCACTGCGGAGGTCATTCCAGCCGAACTTCCCCGGCGGCGTCATCGTCGAGCTCGGCACACCTCAGTGGGATGCTTGGCAGACCGTCGCCGATGAAGCCGGGCTCCCGCTGAGGGCGGAGGTTTATCCGGCGCGCCCATTTGCTGGCCGTCCGAACAAGATGACCGGGAGGCGGCTTCCCAGCGAGTGGCCACCGAGCCGAGACGGGCCGGACTGGCGACAGCAAGCGGCAGGCGAACGGTAGCGGCGGAGAGGGACGATGGCACGCAAGGGACGGAAGAGGAAAGAAGGGCGACGCACTCGGTCGGGGAAGCTCTCCGAGGCGAACGCCGAGCGCGCGGCCCGTGGGCTTCGGGGCGTCATGGACGTGGCGCTCTCGCAGCCGCACCGCGCCTGGCTCGGCAAGGGGCGCCGCAGCGACCAACTGGCAGAGAACGCCCTTGGCCGCCTGCTGCTCGCCGGCAAGATCACGGAATCCGAGTATTGGGCCGGCGACCGCTGGCGCAAGCTGGTCGGCGAGTTTCACCAGGTGCTCGCCGCACCGGTGATGCCCGGTTCGGCCATGGGCCAGATGGTGGCCGATGAAGTCGACAGCGACAGCCGCAATCGTTCGGAGAGGTCGGGGACGGCGGCGGAGCGCGAGACGGACGAGGAACGCCGGGAGCGCGTGCTCGTGCAGCACAGCGCGGCCATGAATGCCATACGGCGCCTGTCGGACAAGCGACAGGTGTTCGCGGTGATGGAGAGCGTCGTACTTCGCGATGCCGAGATCGACTTCGCGCTCCTCCAGGTCCTGAAAGCCGGCCTCGGTCAGCTTGCCCGCCTGTGGCGAATGGAGCGGCCGCACGATCCGATGGAGGAGAAGCACGGGCCGAAGCCGAGAGTGCGAGCACAGCGGGCGGATAGGCCATTGTGGGGCCACGAGGAAAGGGAGCTCGACATCACGTACAAATAGGTGCGCAAGCCGAGGGCACCCTCTTGCGTAGATCGAGCAAATCAGTCCTAATTGCCGACGAAATTCATGATCGGAACGAAATGCGCCCGCTGCTCCCGCTGCGGGCGTTTTTTTGTGCCCGAGACGCGCTCTCGCCAAGGAACCTTCGTAACCATCCTCCTGTTATCAGGCGCGGAACTCACGAGCCGTGAAACCGCCGGCACGACGGCGATCCTGGGCCCTCCATGACACGCTCTCGCGCTGTTCAGTCAGGAGGAAATCCATGGCCGAGACATATTCAGCGACGACGACCGCAGCGACGGTTGAATCGTCTTCATCCGCTGTAAGCTGGGGACCAGTCATCGCAGGCGCCGTTGCCGCCTCGGCTTTGACGCTGGTTTTGATGCTGGTTGGCTCGGGCATCGGGCTAACGATGGTTTCCCCTTGGGCCAACGAGAGCGCCAGCGTCACAACATTCGCTGTCTCCACGGCCATCTGGCTGGTCGTCGTCCAGTGGCTTTCGTCGGGGCTAGGAGGCTATCTCACCGGCCGCCTACGGACGAAGTGGACGGGACCCAAGACAGGCGAGGCGATGTTTCGCGATACCGCCCATGGCTTTCTGGCCTGGGCGCTCGCCACTCTGCTCGTCGTGTCCGTTCTAGGCTCCGCTATTTCGTCGACTGTCAGCACCGGCGTGCAGGCTGCATCGACGATCGCCTCCGGCGCTGCGGTGGGCGCTTCGGCCGGTGCGACGTCCAACGCTGGGTCTGAGGAGGGTTCAAACGCGACTGCCTATTTCGTGGATGCGTTGTTCCGCCCAAGCGATCCTGCTCAAACAGCGGCACCCGGACCCGAGGGCGACGCTGCAGCGGCGGCGCAGGCCTCCCGGATCCTCTTGGCCAGTGCGGCGGCGGGCGAGGTTTCGGCCGGCGACAAGGCCTATCTTGGCCAGTTGGTAGCGGCGCGGACAGGACTTTCCCAGGCTGACGCCACGGCGCGGGTTGATGCGGTGCTGAAGCAGGTGAACGACGCCAAGGTGAAGGCGCAGCAGGCGGCGGATACGGCCCGCAGGGCGAGCGCGACCTTCGCCCTTCTTGCCGCACTCTCTATGATGGTCGGGGCATTCATCGCTGCCGTCGCCGCTGCCATTGGCGGTTATCAGCGCGATGACGACAATCTGTATGTGAGAGCGCGGTAGAGGATCGAAGTGTCCAACTGAGAAACGAACGCCCGCTGTACAAGAAGCAGCGGGCGTGTTCACTGCGCGGGAAAGAGCGCGGGAGTTAAAGTCAGGCAGAGAACTTGGAGTCGTCCGTGTGTTCTGGCAGATCGTTTAGCTGTTCCTTTGTCCAGCGGGTGACGGCATGGACCTCACCGCTTTCATCGCGCATGAAGTCCAGATCTTGGATCGGCAGAGCAACCGGCTTGGCACCGATTCCGAGGAAGCCGCCGACGTCCACCACTACGCTGGAATCGGGCCCACTGCCGTGCAGATGAGAGACCGACCCGATCTTCTCGTCGTCCGGGCCATAGATGGGTGCGCTCTCGAGAACGTCGGAGGTGAGTTCCGAGGGCAGAAGGCGAACGTGATTGGCGTGGTCCATGATTGGCACTCCTAATGGTGTGCCATCTCAACCCGTCCGTGAGCAGGGCAGTTCCCGCCTGGCGGCAGGAACCTTATTCGGGATCTGGGGGATCGATGGCGCGGATCCTGCGCCATTCTTCCTCGCTGAGTGCCGCGATCAAGACCGTGTCGACTTCATCGAGGAAGCTCTTCCACATTGGCTCCCCTTCGAACATCGCGTTCTCAGGGTTGCCGGATAGACGACATAGCGCGCGAGCAGCGCGCTCCCTCGGCGACTTCTCATGTTTGGCCATGGTGCGCCCCACCTGACAACCCGCCGATCCTGCATCTTCGGCAGAACCCAGCCAAGAGGTCAGTCGATGGAATGCACTGCCGCCATGAACGAATGGGCGACGCAGCACCGGGCCTGGCGCGTGGTGAGGTGTCGGCGTGGCATTGCCGAGCAGGAGACCTGACGGCGTGCGACCTGGAGCTCGCCAGCGCGGCTACGACAGCAAGTGGGACAAGGTGCGCAGGGAGTTCCTGCGCACTCACGAATGGTGCTGTCGATGTGCGCTGCAGGGCAGCCGGACGAAAGCAACGATCGTCGATCACATCGTGCCGCATCGCCTTGCCGAGGCCCGCACGCCCGATGAACTGGCGAAGGCGCGAGCCCTGTTCTGGGACAAGCACAACTGGCAGCCACTCTGCGTCGAGCATCACTCAAGCTCAAAGCAGCGCGAAGAACGCGGCGATGGCGGGATGCGCGGCTGCACGGTCGACGGTCGGCCACTCGACCCGAACCACCCTTGGAACCGAAGAGGCTGAGCAGTACCCCCGGGGGGGTGCTAAATCTCTAGAGCGACCGGGGCCCGGACCGCATGGGGTCAAGCATTCGCACTGCTCGCAGATTTTGGAAGGGGGGTTTCGGCCATCCCCGTAGGGGATGACGATGCAACTTACCTCCGTCGACGGTGGCGACGGGATTCCTCCGGAGCCGGATTGGACCTCCCAGTTCGCCGACGAGCTCGACATCGCCGAAGCTCACGAGCGATGGGGCATCATCGAACGCGAGATGAAGGGGGCGAGCACGCTGGCGATCGTCAACGGCCACGCGATGCAGCGTCTCGTCGAGTTCTACGTCGAGTATCGGCGGGCGGCACGGCAGATCGCCGAGCACGGAACCATCCTCAAAGCACGCCGGACGAAGGTCCCTCAGGTCAGCCCCTACTGGACCATCATGCGCCAGGCGGATGAGCATATCCGGGTGCTCGAGGCGGAGCTCGGCATAGCGCCTGTTCGTCGCGCCAAGGCCGGAAAGGTGCAACGTGGCAAGAAAGCCCAGCGCGCCGCGGACGAGTTCCTCCGGCCAGTATCCAAGTGACCCGACGACCGATTGGGCTAGGCAAGTTGTCGCCGGTCGTATCGTAGCAGGGGAGTTGGTCTGTCACGCGGCGGAGCGCCATCTCCGCGACATCCGCGATGGTGAGCGCCGGGGCCTCTTCTGGCGGCCGGAGAAGGCGGCGGTCCCTCTCCGCTTCATGCCGGCGGTTCTGAGCATCACGGCTGGGTCGCTGCAGGGCAAACCGTTTCACCCGCTGCCGTGGCACGTCTTCTGCGGAGGCTCTCTGTTCGGCTGGCGGCTGGCGACGGGCCGCATGAGATTTCGGCACGGGTGGTTCGAAACGGGGAAGGGGCAGGCCAAGAGCCCCTTCATGGCGGCGATCGGCCTCTACCTCATGGGCTGGTACGGCATCCAGCGTTCGGAGGTCTATTCAATCGGTCAGGACCGCGCGACCGCAAACGTCCTGTTCAAGGACGCCGTGGCGATGTGCCGAGCGCCGATTCCACCCGGCGACGACGAGACCGACACCCTCGAGCAACGCGGCGAGGTCATCATCCGTGGCGAGCTCGACAACGCCTGGAAGATCGAGCATCCGGAAACGAGCTCGAAATTCCAGTCGCTGGCGAACGGCGAGGCCATATCCGGCCCGCGTCCGGCGGCGGTACTGGCCGACGAAATCCACGAGTTCAAGAACAACACGTCGATCGAGGTGTGGAAGGGCGCTATCGGCAAGATGCCGGGTGACGCTCTCATGCTGCTCGGCACCAATACGCCATCCTCGACGCAGCTGGTCGGCACCGAATACTCGGAGTTCTACCAGAAGGTCGCAAAAGGGGAGGTCGACGACGACGAGGCGTTCGCCTTCGTTGCGCGGGTCGACACGAAGGATAGGGAAACGGTCTTCGAGAACGAAAAGTGCTGGCCGAAGGCGCTCCCTGCTCTTGGTATCACCTTTCCAATCGAGAACATCCGTGGCCAGGTGAAGACCGCCAAGGTCCTCCTGTCGACGTCGCTATCAGTAAAGCGCCTGTACTTTGGCATTCCGATCGGCGCGACGGAGTTCTGGATTGCAGAGGAGGCTTGGTCGGCCGTTCAGGGCAAGGTCAATCCGGATGAATTCAAGGGCTGCCCCTGCTGGCTGTCTCTCGACCTGTCGCAGAAAAATGACCTCACCGCCCTGACCGCGGTCTGGCTGAAGGACGGGAAACTCTACGCGAAGACCTGGTACTGGACGACGAAGAACGGCCTAGCGGAGCGGGTCAAGGCGGATCAGGCACCTTACGACCGGTGGGTGCTGGAAGATCATCTCACCGCCGTCGATGGAGCCGTGATCGATAAGACCTTCGTTGCCGCCTTGGTGGCGAAGCTCTGCGCCAGCCATGACGTTCAAGGGCTCGCATTCGATCCTGCCGGCATCGGCGAATTCATGGATGCGTGCGAGCAGGTCGGGCTTGTCGCCTGGCTTTATGAAGGTCCCGAGACCATCCGCGGAACCGGATTGATGCTGGTGCCGCACGGCCAGGGCACGAGGGTGTTGTTCTATAAGCAGCTCGACGAGCAGAAGAAGCCGATCGAGCGACTTTGCATGCCCCGATCCACCGAGACGCTCGAGGACAGGATCCTGAACAAGACGATCCTCATTGACGCTTCGCCGGTGACCTATTCCTGCGCTGCGAACGCGCATGTCACCTCGGACGGCATGAACAACAGAGCCTTCGACAAAAAGCGGTCGCGTGGCCGTATCGACGGAATGGTCACCATCGCCATGGCCACCGGCTTTGCCATCAAGAACGTGAAGCCCAAGGGGCGCTCGTTCTGGGAAGCGGAAGACGCCGTCGAGCGCCTCCTGGGAGATTGAGCATGGCGGATGATGCTGAGGGCGCTCCCGCCGCGGTGGGAGCCCGCACGATTGTGTGGGACGCGCTTGCCGTGCTCGGTGTGGCTCTCGTCGTGGCCGGCATCTCGATGATGCACGTGCCGTCGGCGTTAATCGCGGCGGGCATGGCGTTCATCGTCGTGGCCGTGCTTGGCGCGAGGCGCAGCTGATGCGCGGCTTTCTGTCGAGTGTGCTGGGAGTTGAGGCCAAGGACGATTCCGGCACGCGATACGGCGCTGCGGAGGAAATCTGGAGCGATCTCTTCGGAGGACACCAATCCGCCTCGGGCATCGCGGTGACGTGGAAGCGGGCGCTCGAGGTCACCACCGCCCTGCGTTGCGCGTCCATCATCGCGGAATGCATTTGCTCGGTGCCGTTCAAGCCGTACCGGAAGGTACCGGTCGTCAGCCGTGTCGAGCGTCGGGAGGAACCGGAACATCCGCTCACCGACATCATGTCGACCGAGCCCAACGAGTTTCAGTCCGGCTTCGAATTCCGCGAGACCATCGGTCTTCACCTGGCGATCTGCCGCAACGCCTATGTGTTCGTGAATCGGGTGCGCGGCGAGGTGGCGGAGTTGATCCCCTTCCAGCCGGGCCACGTCGAGGTGACACAGAACCCCGATTGGACCCTCTCGTACACAGTTACGGCGCCCGACGGCGCACGCCAGACCTTCACCTCAAGGGAGATCTGGCACATCCGCGGTGGCTCGTGGAACGGGTTCATGGGGCTGGAGACGATCAAGCTGGCCCGGGAAGCTTTGGGCCTCGCAATCGCGACCGAAGCAAGCCACGCCCGCATGCATGCCAACGGCGCCCGACCTGGCGGCATCGTGTCGATCGACGGCACGATCGATGAAACTGGCTTCAAATTCTACCGGAAGTGGATCGAGGCTCACTATCGCGGCGTCCACAACACCGGCCGGACGATGATCCTTGATCGAGCCGCCAAGTGGCAGTCGCAGCAAATGTCAGGCGTCGACGCTCAACATCTCCAAACCCGCGGCTTCCAGATCGAGGAAATCTGCCGAGCCATGGGCGTGCTGCCGATCATGGTCGGCTACACCGGCGACAAGAACGCCACCTTTGCTTCGTCCGAGCAGATGAAGCTCATGCATCACGATCACACCGTCCGCCCGTTACACCGCCGGCTGGAATCAAGCGCTGACCGCTGGCTGCTCACCAAGGAAGAGCGGCGCCGCGGCCTCTACATGCGCTTCGTCGACACCGAGATGCTGCGCGGCGACCACAAGACCCGGGCCGAATTCTACAAGTCCGGCATCGACGCCGGCTGGATGCTCCCGGAGGAGCCGCGCGAGTTCGAAGACATGCCGTATGTGGCCGGGATTAACCGGCCCCGCATGCCCGCCAATTCCGCGATCGTGCAGGAAGACGGAACCCCATTGATGGCGACGCCGCCGAAGCCGGAGCGACCGAGCGATGAACCGTGAACCTATGCAGTTCAAGGCGGCGGAGAAGGACGACGGCCGCCTGAACATCAGCTTCGAGGTCAAGTTCGCCGACAACGCGGCCGACGGAACCTTCGAAGGTTACGGCTCGGTGTTCAACATCGAGGATTATGGCGGCGACGTCATCAAGCCGGGCGCCTTCAAGGCCACGCTGAAGGAGTGGGGCACCAAGAGCAAGCTGCCCAAGATGCTGCTGCAGCATGGTGGCGGCTGGGGCGGCTCCGCCGAGGACATGGTTCCCATCGGCAAGTGGACCAAGATGAGCGAGGACAGCGTCGGCCTCCGCGTCGAAGGCCGCCTCTTCGTCGAGAGCGAGCGCGGCAAGATGATCCACGCCGCGATGCGCGAGGGCGAGCTCGACGGCCTGTCTATCGGCTACCGCGCCAAGGACTACACCATCGGCACCAAGCCGGAGGAACCCTACCGCACGATCAAGAAGCTCGACCTCATGGAGGTCAGCGTCGTGCTGTTCGGCATGAACCCGGAAGCGCTCGTCGACGGCGTGAAGTCGGTCGACGACATCCACACCCTTTCCGACGTGGAGAAGTTCCTGCGCGAGGCAGGCGGCTTCTCTCGGAAAACCGCCACCGCGCTCGTGTCGCGGGTGGCGCGCATCGCACAGCGTGAGGCTGGGGCGAGCAAGAGCCTGGATGCCCTGCTCGAGCAGCTCCGCTCGACTGGCAACCAGATCCGGTAACCCACCTCACTACGGAGGGCGACATGCCCGAGATCGATGACGTGCTGCAGGATGTGCAGCGCGAAGTGAAGAAATTTGGCGACGATGTCGCCGGCCTGAAATCGACGATGGAGAAGGACCTCAAGGAGGTCCGCGACCTTGCCGAGAAGGCCGGCGCCAAGCTGCTGGAGAGCCCGCAGTTCAAGAAGGACCTCGAAGCTCTCACCAACGGCATCGCTGCGAAGCACGATGCCATCGAAGAGCGCGTGAAGAAGATCATCGACGACGCCAAGGCGGGTGCCGAGCGTCTCGATGGCTTCGAGAAGCGCCTGAATCGTCCCGGCGCTGGCGGCGACGCCGGCCAGAAGCGCATCGAAGATGCCCTTCAGTTCAAGCGCGTCGCGCTTTCCCGGCGCGGCGAGCTGAAGTCGACCACGGTCCTCACGCCGGAAAGCGTCAGCGTCGACGAATACAAGGCATATGAGGCGGCGTTCGGCAATTCGCTCCGGCGCGAGGTCAATTTCCTCTCGCAGGACGAGCAGAAGGCGATGTTGGTGGGCTCGGACCCGGACGGCGGCTATCTTGTGCCGACCTCCGTTTCCTCCCGCATCATCGCCAAGGTCTATGAGACGTCGCCCATCGACGAACTCGCGACCCACGAGACCGTCTCCACCGATGCGCTCGAAGTCGCGATCGACACCGACGAAGCCGGTGCCGGTTGGGTCGGCGAGACCGATGCCCGGCCGGAGACCAGCACCCCGCAGGTCGGCGTCCAGCGCATCCCCGTCTTCGAGATCTATGCGAAGCCGAAGGTCACCCAGCAGCTGCTGGAAGATGCCGGCATCGACATCGAAGCCTGGCTGGCGCGCAAGGTGTCGGAGAAGTTCGCGCGCATGCGTGCGACGGCCTTCATCTCGGGCAACGGCATCAAGAAGCCGCGCGGCATCCTGACCTACCCGGCAGGGGCGGACGGTGCCCGCGGCACCATCCTTCAGGTCGCGTCTGGCAATGCCACCAGCCTCACGCCGGACGGCCTCATCCGGCTGATGTTCAGCCTGAAGGACCGTTACCTCGCCAATGCCAACTGGCTGATGAAGCGCGGCACCGTCGCCTCGGTGATGCTCTTCAAGGACGAGCAGGGCCAGTACATCTGGCGCCCCGGTCTGCAGGAGGGCCAGCCGTCCATGCTGCTCGGCCACTCCATCCGCCGCGCTGACGACATGCCGGCCGTTGCGGCGGGTGCGCTGCCGGTGGCCTTCGGCGACTTCCGCGCCGGTTACACCGTCGTGGACCGCCTCGGAATCCGCGTGCTGCGCGATCCCTACTCCTCGAAGCCCTTCGTGGAGTTCTACACCCGTGCTCGCGTCGGCGGCGACGTCGTCGACTTCGAGGCCTTCGCCCTTCAGGCCGTCTCGGCGGGCTGACCCTTTCTCATCGACGGGAATGACCAGCGCGCCGGCTCTCCCGGCGCGTCTGGCTCCGTTTTGCTCATGGAGGCTCCTGCGATGCGGGACCTGATCTCTAATATCGACCTGAAGCGAGCGATCTCTCCGGGAGCCGCGGTGGCGGACAACACCCCGATCGTCACGCAGATCCTGAACCGGCTCGGCGCTGAATCCGCCGCGCTGGCCCTTCTCATCGGCGGTCTTGCCGATGCCGACGCGACCTTCGCCGTGACTTTCGAGCATGGCGACCAGGCGAACCTGTCCGACGCCACTCCGGTACCGGCCGATCAGCTGAACGGCACGCTGGCGAACGCCGGCTTCACCTTCGCGGCCGACGATACGGTCCGGAAGATCGGTTATGTCGGCGGCAAGCAGTATATCCGCGCGACGATCACGCCGAGCGGCAACGCGGGCAATGCCTCCATTGCGGCCGTCTGGCTTCTCGGTCGCAACAACCTCCGCCCGACCCCCAACCCGCCTGTGTGACGACGACGGCGCCCTGAGCGGCGCCGTCTAGTCCGCCCGGAAGCAGAGGAGTTCGCCCCATGGCACGCCATGGCATCGTGGTGAAGTCGTTCCCCTATGCGGTGGACGGCATGAGCACCGAAATACTGGCCGTCGATCGCGAATATCCCTTTGTGGATGCTCATTTCGACGGCCTTGTCGAAGCCGGCTACGTCAAGCCGAGCAAGAATGACGATGCTGAGGCGGCGGCAAAGGCCGCGCTCGACGGCCGCATGATCGCGGCGTTCGACCGCAAGCTTGCCGCCGCCTCGGATGAAGAACTGAAGGCGATGATTGCGCGCTCTGGCACTCCGTGGAGCGGCAATCTCGTCCATGCCGAGATGGTTGCCGCTGCCAAGGAGCAGTTGGTCCGTGAAATGGAAGGCGCCGAAGCCGTTTTCGGTGTCGATCCTGCATCCGGCGTGACGGAACAGCCGCTTGCGGCTCCTGGAGCGCCGATGCCGTCATCTGCGCCGGCCGCTATCGCCGCTGCGCAGGCGGGTCAGGCCGGCGAGGAAGGCGGAAAGACGGCGAATTCAGCCCCGATCGGCCTGAAAGCCTCTCACCGCGGTGGCGGCAGCTATTCGGTGCTCGACACCGACGGCAAAGAGGTCGCCGAGAAGCTCTCGAAGGCCGAAGCCGAGGCGTTCAACGGCCTCGATGCCGACGGCAAGGCTGAATTCCTCGCCAAGCGCGCCAAGAAGGACTGAGGCACCATGCTGATCGTCGTCACGCCTGCGGAATCGATGGCGCTGACGACGATCGAGCGCGCCAAGGTCCTTGCCGACTTCGGATCGCTGACAGATCCGCAGATCGTGCTCCTCATCGACCACGCTTCGGCCGCCGTGGCCGATTTTTGCCGCCGAATCTTTCCCTCGCAGACCTATCGGGAGACGTTCGAGCGCTGCGACATCCGCGGCGCGGAGTTCATGCTGTCTCGCGGGCCGATAACCGAGGTCGTGACGTTCAATTTGGGCGGTGCAGCCCTGTCCCCGGCCGACTACGAGGCAGACGGGCAGTGGTTTCGACGCGCCGGCTGCTGCCGAGCTTGGCGCGAGGCCATCGACGTTACCTACAAGGCGGGGTTTGTCCTTTCGCCGGACGGCTCTCGCACGCTGCCACTTCCTGTTGAGCGGGCCGTCGCCTTGGAGGCCGCCGCCTACCACACCGCACGCGACAGGGACGAACTCCTGAAGTCCGAAACGGTCGAAGACGTCGGGTCTTTCTCCTATCGCGTGCCTGGGGGCGATGACCGGCTGACCAGCCCGACGGCGGCTCAACTGCTCCGGCCCTACGTGGCCCCGTTGATGGGTTAACGCGATGACGCCGGCCGCCGCCATCGCCGCGCTCGACAAGCAACTCCGACGTCACGGCCAAGACGCCGTTCTGCGTCGCTCCACCTGGTCGGGAACGACGAAAAACAGCGTCGACGTCACCGTTCGCATCACGCTCCGCGGCTATGCGCCGGACGAGCTTGTGGGGGGCATCACCCAAGGGGACAGCGAGGTTGTGATGTCGCCGACGCAGATCAATGCGGCCGGCTGGCCTTCCGGCGCTCCGGAGCCGCCGAAAGCTGGCGATACGCTGGTGTCGGCCGGCCGGGCCCGCGCCGTGATCGCTGCCGAGCCGATCTATCTCGGCGGCGAGCTGGTCCGCATCGACCTGCAGGTCCGCGGATAGTGGCCAAGGTCACCACGCGGATCGAGCCGATCGAGCGCAGCATCATGCTGGCGATCCGTGAGGGCGAGCCGCCGGCGGAGCGCGGCAAGCGGCTGGCTGGTTATGCCCGACAGGCGCTCGCCGAGGCGCAGGAGATCAACCGCCGCGCCACCGGCTTGGTGCCGCCACATGAGACCTATGTCGATGGCCGCCTCGGCGCACCACTGGAAAGCGTGAAGCCCGATGGCGTCATCGTCTTCGAGTTCGACCTGCTGAACGACCTGTTCGAATGGGTCGGCGAGATGCTGGTGAAGCACTCCCCGGTGCTCACCGGCCGATATCAGGATAGCCACGCCTTCTATGCCGACGGCGTCGAGATCGCTCCCGGCGCCGAGGTGCCGCCGGCGGAGGAGTACGTCTTCCTCAACCTGCAGCCCTACGCACGCAAGATCGAACGCGGTCTCTCGAAGCAGGCGCCGGACGGCGTCTATGAAGCGGTCACCGTGCTGGCGCGCCGGCGGTTCAACAATGTCGCCAGCATCCGGTTCACTTATCGCTCGCCGCTGCTCGGCTATGTGCCCGGTGCGGCCAACCGCGCCGAGCGCCGGGCGATGCGAAATCAACCCGCTCGGCAGTCAGCCATTCGGATGGAACGCGAAAGCCGCCAGCCCGCAATTGTGATCAGGGTGAGGTAGTCATGGCCTCGGCAGCGGTGATGATCGCGGTGAAGGAGAGGGTGGACGCCTTCTGGACGCGCACCCCGATCGAGTATCCCAACGAGACCTTCCAGCCGCCGGCCGGCGGCGATCCTTTCCTCGCCGTGCAGTATCCACTGGCACAGGAGAGCGCCGCCAGCATCGGCGCGCCGGGTGAAAACCTACAGCGCGAGGAAGGTGCGATCCGCTTCGTGCTGATGATCCCGCGCGGCGCCGGCGTCATCGACTGGACCGCCTGGCTCGACGAGTTGCGCGCTCATTTCCGGCATCGGAACTTCGGTCCGGTCCGCACCTCGGGGGCTTCGCCCGCCGTCCTCGATGACCGGAACGACGACGGCAACTATTGGGCGCTGAGCTGCGCCATTGCCTACGACGCCGACTTCCTCGGCTGACTTTCCTCACATCGGAGAACTGCCATGCCTGCCAATTCGAGCGAGGCGCGGATCGCCTATGTCGCCGAGGCGACGTATGGCGCCACGCCGGCCACCCCGACCTTCAAGACCTTCCGCACCACCGGCGGCGGGCCGCGCACCAACAAGACGACGCAGACCAGCGACGAGCTCCGGGCTGACCGCAACGTGCCCGACGAAGGTCTGCTGGGCCTCGGCGTCAGCGGCGCCTATCCGTTCGAATTCTCCTACAGCACCTTCGACGACATGCTCGAGGCGGCGCTGCGCGGCACCTGGACCACCAACGTCCTGAAGAACGGCATCACCCCGAAGTATTTCACCGTGGAAGAGACGCTGGAGCTCGGCGCCACCGACAGCTTCCACCGCTATACCGGCTGCACCGTCAACACCTTCTCCCTCGCCATCGCGGCGCGCGCGAAGGTCACCGGTTCGGTCGGACTGGTCGGCCAGAAGGAGACGCTCGCCTCGGCGATCGTCACCGGCGCCACCTATACGGCGGCGACGACCGAGCCGATCCTGACGTCTTCCGCTCATGTCGCGGCCCTGGCCGTCGCCGGTCTCAATCCGGTGCCGAAGGTGCGGAGCCTCAACCTCGAGTTCAACAACAACCTCCGCGAACGGCCCGTGGTCGGCTCGCTGTATACGGAGGAGTTCGGCGCGGGCCGCTTCGACAGCACCGGCACCCTTGAGGCCTATTTCGAGAGCCAGGCGCTCTACCAGGCGGTGCTCGACCACGGCGGCGGCGCACTGAGCTTCAACATCGGCAAGGACAGCGGCAAGAAATACACGGTCCTGCTGCCCAAGATCATTTTCCTCGACGGCGCCAAGCAGATCGGCGGCAACAACGACGACGTAATGATGTCGATTCCGTACCGCGCCGTCCTCGACGCCACCGAGGCCTGCTCGGTGAAGATCACGCGCGCCGTCGCCTGATGGACCGCGCCCAACAGGACATCCCCATGAAGACGGTCGAAATCGTGGAGCCCTTCACGGGCTACCCCGAGGGTCGCCGGCGCGACTTCGCCGCCGGCGAGACCCTCTCCGTTCCCGACGATGTGCCGGCGGATTACGCCGAGCTCATCGTCGCCAAGAAGCACGCGCGCTGGGCCAAGCCCGCCGCTAAGCAGGAGAAGACCTCGTGAAACTGAAGGTCGGTGATCTCAGGGCGGCAAAGGTCAAGGCCGCCGGTGGGGCGTGGGTGAAGGGCATCGTTCTCGACGAGCTCGGCATCAGCCTCGACGTCAAGGCCCGCAGCCTGCGCAATACCGAGGCGGCGAAGCTGCGCGGCGAACTCGTTCGGGAGCTCCCGGACGAGCACAAGGAGAAGATGCCGCCGGAAGTCTCGGCGAGGATCCTCGCGGAGGTGCTCGTCCGCACTGTCGTCGTCGACTGGAGCCTGGACGAACCCTGCACCGTCGACCTGCTGACCGATCCGGAGATCGGCGAGTATCTGGCCGGCGCCTGCGTCGCGGCCGGCGGGATCGTCGCCGATCGCGGCGTTGCCTCGCTGGAAGCCGATGCGAGCAACCTGACCGCCATGCTGCGCTGGATGGTGGCATGGGGCGACCAGCTGCAGTGGCTGGAAGACCTCGGCCGCGAGGAGGGGGTGACGCCGAAGGCGCTCGCCGAGCGGCCGGCGCTGGCGGATCACCTCGAGCTCGAATGGAAGGCGTTCTGGACGCTGCTGTCGGACCGGACGCCCGGCCCGCATGGCGGCATCCCATTCACTGCTATCGACCGCTATGCGGAGCGGCTCGGGATCACGGGGCCGGACGCCTTCGAGCGCTTCCATACGCTGATCTCGAAGATGTCGGCGGCACTCACCGAGGCCGTCGCCGGCACGAATCTCAGCCCGTCCAATCCCGCCTAGTCAGGCGCCGCGACGCCAAGGCGTATGAGCCCCGCGCTCCTCTGACATCCTCCGATTGGCGTAGGTATCATGAGGCATTGCAATTTTTGCGCGAAGGCCGCATCCTTGCGTCACGATGCCGGAGCCGAGGGCCGACGTGGACCTACTGAAGAGCATCCTAGGCCCGATGCTCAAGCTCGGACTGGATGGCCTAGACGCGTTTGTCGTGATCACTGTTGGTCTTCACTGGCGTGCTAATCCGCGCCGGGCTGGATCAATATCTCGCGGTGACGATTGTCGTCTTCCTCGGCGGGGCCTATTTCTGGAGAAGGGACCGGTCGGACGCCTATAAGGAACGGCTGGCGGCCCTCGAAGTTGAGAAGATTGAACGCGAACGCGGCGCCGCCGTGCGCGAGAAGGCTCGGAAAAGGTTGTCGCGGACACAGGGTTCTGGCAATAGGGCCCTCGAAAGACGAGACGAAAACGATGCCGCAAATGGATGATATGTGGGCCTATGTCTTCGTAGCCGCCATCATCTCGCTGGGCTGGCACGTGATCACCACGCGACGTGAGCACGCGCGCGCCGCTGCCGTCCGCTACAAGGCAGCCGCCGACAACCTCCGCCAGCACTACGAGGCAATGGAGAAGTTCGTCACCGATCCGGCCGCGGTTCCCAGCGCGGTCGAGATGCTGCTCGCCATCAGCGACATCTCAGCGGACAGGAAGCAGGCGACTATCCTGGCGGAAAAGCTGTGCAAGCCGACCGCGAAGCTGCGAGCGACCAGCGCGGAGGATCAGAGGTTCTTCGACGACCTGACGCAGATGCGGACCGCCCGGCCAGATCTCGGCGATGCGTTCGAGACGGCGCTGGCGAGCGGATTGGTCGCGCTGTTCCTGCGGTGGCCCGAGACGGCCGAACTCATGCCAAGATACGCTGCGAAGCTGACCAATCGGGGCGTGGAGGCAGCGATCGCACGCGCGGCCACGGTCCAGTATCGTTCGCAGTCGGCGTCGAAGCCGGCCCCGCTTCGGGTGGTCGCCGCCCATTAGATTGATCTTCGGGCGCCCTGTCCCGCGGGAGCAGGTGGGGCCATGTTTGTCAGCGATAGACGCCCGCGGCCGCTAGGTTCGCGGGCGTTTTCGTGACCGACTTGTGCTGCCCGCAGCGATTCCGCAGGGGCCCGAGGGTCATGAGCTGCGCACAGCTTCATTGGCCTCGACAAGTGCATCCAACAGCGCTCGATGTGCCGGGTCGATGAGGTCGCCTTCGTCCGTGGAGATGGCGTCGCCTATGACGCCCTTGACCTCTTCAAAGTGAGGCGCGAGGGCGAGCGCGAACGCGGTCAGCCTGCGGATCGCTTCAGGGCGCGAAGGAAGATCGTCCTGCTGACGCCGCCAGCCATCGAGGGTTGTGAGGTCGTCAGCCTGAAGCCGGACTCCGACTAGCGTTCCAGTCTCGGGTGCGCGCATTTGGTGTTATCGTGATAACATGAGTTGACAATCAGTGTAATCGTGTTATCACGAAAGCAGGCCGGCAGGAAGCGGCAACTTCCTCCCGGCCCTAACCCCAACCACGGAGTTCAGTCCGATGGTCGAAGCTACGACAAGGACTAACACATCCCGGCGCCGGTTCCTCACCGGCCTTGGCGCCGGGGTGGCGGCTGGACTGACGATCCCGCTGCCAGCGATGGCCAGCAGCGCTATCGCGATGCTGAAGCCGCAGTTCGATGCGGCGTTGGCCGCTTACGAGAGCACCAGCGACGAGGCAGAGAGGGTAGGGCGGCTCTACGCCGACCTGAAGCCCATAAGGCCGGGAGAGGCATACGTGCCGAACGGCTTCATGTTCTCTGCCCGCTGGTCGGAAGAGCGTCAGCCTGATGGCCGGTATCGTACCGTTGGCACCATCGCCCAATGGGAAGGCCTGGCCGCCAAGTACCGAAAGAGGAACTGGCACGAGCTCGCTGACAAGGCGCAGGCGAGGGCAGATGCCGTCCGTCGGTGGGAGAGCGACCTCAAGCGGCTGCGCGATGAGATCGGCCTAGACGCCGCCGAGGAAACCTCCATCACCGCGTACGAGGCGCTCTGCGCGATCGAGGACGAAATCCTCACCACGCCGGCGACCTCTCTCTCCGATCTCGCGGTGAAGGTCGCCGTCGTCCGCCGGCAAGATGCCAGCAACTGGACCGGCGACGACTGCAACGCGACCATCGCCCTGATCAACGACATCGAGCGGCTCGCTCTGGCGAGCTGAGAACACCCGACATCACGAATTCCCCGCCGCCATGGGGATTTGATGCGACCGCGAGCTTCATGGGCTCCGGCGGTCGTGAGCGACCACCTGTACGCATCCAGGTCTTGGCGGGCCGGATGCCCATGGAGACTGACAATGGCCAAGAAGCCTTCGGACATCGAAGAAGTCACAGTGCAGCCGCTTCGCCGCGGATCGGTGAAGCTGCGGGTCATCGGCGTCACGCCGCTGTTCCAGAACCGCATGGCCAACAAGGCGAAGCAGCAGCTGCTCGTCGGTGGCCAGAAGAAGGGGCGGGCGGACCGAGCGCAGATCAAGCACGACCCTCTGCAGGAATTTCGCGACAGCGCCGAGATCCTCCCCGCCGGACCGACTGCTCTCGGCCTGCGCGTTGTCGCGATCAAAGCGGCCATGTCCACGGCCGCTCTGGAGACGCCCGGCCTCACGAAGACGTCGGCACAGCGCCTGCTGTTCATGCCGGGCGACTTCGCGCCGCTCTATGGCGTGCCGCAGCTGCGCATGGACGTCGTCCGCTCGGCCGACATCAACAAGACGCCGGACGTCCGGACCCGTGCCTTCCTGCCGAAATGGGGCGCGGAGGTTGAGATCCAGTTCATCACGCCTCAGCTCTCAGTCGCCTCGGTCGTGGCGCTTCTCTGCAACGCGGGCGTTCTGGTCGGCGTCGGCGACTACCGGCAGGAGAAGGGCAAGGGCGCATACGGCAGCTTCCGGGTCCTCGGCGAGGGCGAGGAAGACGCCGAATGGGATGAACTCATCGCCGACCATGGCCGGCCGGCGCAGATCGAGGCGCTGAACGCGCCGGGATATGCCGACCGCGACACGACCGACCTGATGGAGTTCTTCCATGGCGAAGTAAGGCGGAGGGCTGCCTGATGAGCCGCTTCACCAAAGAACGCCGTCAGGAGATCGTCCGCGAGTTCGCTCTTCGTCATAACGGCCAGTTCAACCCAGGCCTCTTTCTCGACGAGGTCCGCGAGAAGGGCGTCGAACATCCCGCCTACGAATGGTTCGAATGGGATCGGGACAAGGCTGCGCACGCCTATCAGGTCGAACAGGCGCGCGACTTCGCCCGCGACCTGCGCGTGTCGTTCAAGGTCGAGGAGATCGGCCGAAAGGGCACAATATTGGTACGCGAAGCGCCGATGCCGATGGTGCTATCTCCCATCGGTGGAAGGCGGGATGGGGGAGGATATGTCCTCGTCGATCCGGATGACCCGGCGCATATGACGGAGCATTGCCGGCAGGCGGCTCTCGCGCTGCGCGCCTGGCTCACGCGGTATCAGGCCGCGCTGATCCATGTCGGCCGTGACCCCGGTGTTTTCGCTGCGGCTATCGAGAGCCTCGGCGGCGTGGAACAGCCGCAGATCGCGGCGGAGTAGTGCGAAGGCCGATGGCCCATCGGTCTGGCAGGGATCTCGGCAGGGCAGGCAAGGAGAGTTGCGGCACGGCAAGGCAAGCCTAGATACGGCTTGTTCTGGCATGGCAGGCACGGCGAGGCGGGGCCAGGTTTGACGTGGAGAGGTTTGGCAGGGCAAGGCTTGTCCAGTCGAGGCCGGCGCGGCAGGGCTGTGTGTGGCGAGGCGGGACGAGAGAAGTCGCGGTTTGACTAGGCGCGGCGTGCGCTGTCAGGCACAGGGAGGTCGATGCGCAAGATCGTCTCCCTGTGCCCGCTTTCTATCCTCCAAACTCTCGACCATCTGTCGACATAAGGTAAAGCCATCGTTGATAAGGCAGTCGCAGCAATATCGGTGACGAAGACACGCGGCCCAATACGGCGCCGCGACATAGTAGTGTCACACTACCTGTGGTTCTCATGCATATCGCATCGGCGCTGTCGATGAATTCCATCGGGCCGTTTCGTAGCAACAAAACTGTTCGACCTTCCGGCACGGCGCCAATAGGTTGAACAGAGAAGAAAGACAGCTGCGTATAGGCAATTGCGCCTGTAGCAATCACGGCGATCAACAAGACGACGAGAAAGATCCGCATCGCTGTTCCCCCAGGGTCGACGATGACGAGATTAGCTGTCCCGCTTTCGTCGCGGCAAGGATCCTCCATGGCCACCACCGTCGAACAGATCCGGCGCCTTGTCGTTCAAGGCGAGAGCCGTGGTCTCGATAAGGTTGAGCGCGATTTGCTGGGCGTCGCGGCGGCGCAGGGCAATGTCGCGCGCACCGGTGAGACCATGGCTCTCACCACCGACACGGTGACGAAGCGCCAACTCGACGCCGGCCGTGCGGCGGACACGGTGCGCCGACGTTACGATGATGAATACCGCGTCCTTCAGATGCTCGCTCGCGAGCACCAGAAGCTGGATCGTGCCCTTCAAACCGGGCGGATGACCGCAGAGGAATACGCCCGGACGCTCGACCTGATGCATGCCAAGCATCGGATCGTTTCGGCCGCGCAGCAAGAGATGACGCGCCGCGTCCAAGAGGAGACGCAGGCCATCGCGGCGGCCGCAGCAGCGCAGCAGAGCTACAACGCTGTGCTCGGCGTTCGCAACGACTTCAGCACTGAAGCCCGCGCCGCCGACATCGCCGCCTTCGGCGAGCAGATCCAGCGTCTCCGAGAGAAATATGTTCCGCTCACCGCCGAGCAGCGGCGTTACCGAGAGACGCTCGCCGAGATCAACGAAGCGGCGCGCACAGGCGCCCTGACCGAAGGTGAGCGCGCCGCGGCTATCTCTCGCGTCAAGCAGGCGTTTGCGGACCAAATCGTCTCCTTGCGGGGTGTCAGCGAGGCGCAGGCCGCGATCAATCGCCAGCTTGAACAGGAAGAGGCGCTTCGCAGTCGGATCTTTGCGGCGGAGCGCGCGCTCAGCGGGCTTGGTCGGGCGTCGGCTCCGTTTTCCGCTCGCCAGTCCGCCAACGAGCGGGCCAATGGGCTCTTCGGAAGTCTCGGTGCCGCGAGCGCGAAGGCCGAGGCGGACGCGGTCGCCTCGGTGCGCCGAGAATATGAGCGCTACATCGCCGAGGTGGTGAAGGCCCGGGATGCTGAAGCGGAACTCGCACGTGCGCGATCGGCCGCGGCGCAGGCGGGCATCAATCAGCGCCTCGGCGTGCGCGATGATTTCGGCACTGACACGCGTGCGGCCGACATCGCCGCGGTCGGCAACGAAATCCAGCGCCTGCGGGAGAAATACCTGCCGCTCGCGCAGGTGCAGCGCGTTTACCTCGATAATCTCCAAGAGATCAATCAGGCGGCCAAACTCGGCATCCTGACCGAGACCGAGCGTGCCGCTTCGATCCAGCGGACCAAGGACGCCTTCGCGCAGCAGATCGTCATGCTTCGCGGCTTTGAGCAAACGCGCCGCACGCTGAGCACCTTCGACCTGTCGAATTTGTCCTTTCAAATCAACGACATCGTCACGATGCTGGCGATGGGGGCCAACCCCATGCAGGTCTTCGCGTCGCAGGCGGGCCAGATCTACCAGATCCTCTCCACCCGCGAGGGCGGTGTGGTCGCTGGCGTGCGCGCGCTGGGAAATTCGATGGCCGGTCTAGTCACGCCAATGGGCGCGGCGGTCACGGCTATCGCGGCGGTAGGGGTGACGGCAACCGCCGCCTATGCCAGCTGGATCTTGGCGGAAAAGGAACTGCAAGCCGCACTAGCCGGCCGAGGGCGTGAAACTGGCGCCTCGGTGCAAGATATTATGGCTATTGCATCCGCGGCCGCTGATGCCGCCGACATCTCCCAAGGGGCGGCGCGCGATATTGCTGGCGCGTTCGCGGCGACCGGTCGTATCGGGACGCAGTTCTTTATCGGACTAACCGAAGCTGCTGCGAACTATGCAAGCATCACGACGGGCGACGTCGTGCAGGCCGGGCAAGAATTGGCAGAAGCATTCGCAGATCCGGCAAAGGGTGCCGATGATCTGAACCTCAAGCTGAATTTTCTCGATGATACAACGCTTCAATACGTAAAGGGGCTTGAGGCGGCGAACCGTACCACCGAAGCACAGGCAGTGCTGCTCGACCGCTTGGTTCGCGTGCTGCCTCAGGCGGAAAGCCGGTTGACCGCCCTCGGGCGCGCGTGGAAGTCCGTCTCGAACTCGATCTCCGAAGGCTTTGCTAATACTGGCAAAATCATTAGTGAGAGCTTCGAGATTCCGCTGACGCAGCAGCGCTTGGCGGACTTGCAGCGCAATCTCGAGGAAACTCCGTCGTGGGCGGGATGGAGGAAGTCCGCGATCGAGGCCGAGATGGCCGTGGTCGAGGATTACATGGAGCAGCAGCGGCGACTATCCGCGCTGCGCGCCAACGAAGCTCAGCTCAACCGATACTCGACAGCGGGCGGCGACGCGCTTCGTTCTTGGGACAGCCGCTACGGGGATCTGCTCCGTCTTCAGGAGCAGCAGGCTGATTTGCAGCGCGCCCTCGATCACGGTCTTGGTGATACGGCTGGGCAGCAAAGGGCCCTCGAAGGCGTCACGAACCAAATCCGGTCGATGACCGACGCCTATGGGAACCTTGTTCCGCAGGCCGAGGTCGTTCGCCGTGAGCAGGAACTTGAGATCGCCCTGCTGAAGGCGATCACGCCGGAACAGCGTGCGGCCGCGTCGGCGGCACTTGAGCGCTACCGGGCAGAGACCGAAGGGGCCGACGGCAAGACCGCGGCCGCGCGCGCCGAGGCGGCGGCTACGCGCGAACTGACGCAGGCGACGGTGGCACTTGACCAGGCCGGTCGGGATCGTCTGCTCGGCGCGCAGCAGAGCGTCGCAGCGCAGGAACTTGAAGCCGATCTCATCGGGAAGACGGCTGGCGAGGTCGCCGAGCTCCGGGCCAACTTCCAGAGCTATTGGGAACTGAAGCGTGAGGCCGAAGCCAACGGCACCGCCGTAGATGAACGCCAGCTTGAACTGCTGAAGCAGCAGAACGCCGAGCTCGGCCGCAAGGCGGAGCTGACGGCGCGCCTGAACCTGATGGCGGATATCCAGTTTGAGCGCGATCAGCTGGGCCGCGGCCCGATCGATCAGCAGATCGCCTCGACGCTGCGCTCCGCCGGCCTCGCCGTCGACCTGGATTCCTTCGAGGCACAGGCGCTGCGGCTGAACGCCATCCTCAGCACCACCCGGGACATAGCCGGCGATTTCCTCTCCGGCTTCGTCAGCGACATCCTCGACGGCGCGGATGCCATGGAGGCGCTGGAGAACGCCGCCAAGCGCGCACTGAACGTCGTTCTCGACATCGCGATGCAGAACCTGGCGGCGAGCCTCTTCGGGCCGGGCACGAGCGGTAGCAACACGCTGGGCAGCATCGTGGCCGGATTTCTCAACTTCGGGGCGCCATCTACCGGGGCTTCTTCTGGTTTCGCGGCGGCCTCCGGCTCGATCTACGCGACCGGCGGGTACACCGGCGCCGGCGGCAAGTACGACGCCGCCGGTCTCGTGCATCGCGGCGAGTTCGTGTTCTCGCAGGAGGCGGTCCGGAGCGCCGGCGTCGGCAACCTCGACGCGCTGCATCGCGGTCTCAGGGGCTATGACGCCGGTGGCGCCGTCGGTGTCGCCGATGCGCTGCGGGCGTTCCGCGGCACGGCGAATGACAACAGCCGGCCCATGGCGCCGCCGCGCATCTCGGTACACGTCAGCAATGCCCCGGCGGGTTACACCGCACGGACGCGGGCGACGATGGGAGCTGATGGCGGAATCGACATCGAGCTGATGATGCGCCGTGTCGCCGCTGACGAGGTGAGCCGGCAATTCGAAGATGGCGGAGACGTCGCTACGGCAGTCGAACGCCGTTACGGCCTGCGCCGTGGGGATCTGGGCTAATGGCATACGCTGAATGGCCGAGCGCGGTCCCATTCCGCCCGGAGCGATCCGCATGGGGCTATGTTCCGGGTCGGGAGGTGATCTCCACCGAGATGGAAGGCGGGGACACGCGTCAGCGGCGCCGTCCCGGTGACGGCGTCGGCACAGGCAGGTGGGGTCGCGGCCTGACCGGCGCGCAGATGGCCAGCTTCACGGCCTTCCTCGCGACGATCGGCGGCGGCGCGACGCGCTTCCTCATGCCGGTGTCGCTGGACGGCCAGACCTATACGACTCGCGTCGTGCAGATCATCGGTGGCGCCGGCGGCATCCAGTATGGCTCGATCGGCGCCGAGACCATGGTGTCGTTCTCGCTGCTCGTGCTGCCGGCCGAGCTCGTGCCGGTGTCGCCATGAGCGTGCCCCACAACGCCGCGTGGGAAGAGGCGGAGGCTTCCAGCACCACGGACTTCGACGTCTTCGTCACGCTGGAGCTGCAGCACCCGGCGATTCAGGACGAAGAGGGCAATGAAGTGCCGGCACGCCTAGTGCATGACGTCATGCCCCGCTCGCTCGGCATTGAGCCGGGCGGGCTGTTCAATCCCGGCCAGATGGCGATCTTCGAGCCGGCGGCCTTCACCTCGCCCTTCGCCGAGCTCTCGCAGGGGCAGATTCCGCAGGCGCCGATCGCCATCGACAACGTCGCGCGCGAGCTGACCGCCTATCTCGAGGCGGCCGTCGGCTACAATGCCGACCTCAAGGCGATCTACCGCGAGTATCGCGACGACGACCCTTCCGAGCCGATCTATGGACCGGTGGAGTTCCTGATCTCCAAGGCGAAGGTGGTCGGCAGCTCCGTGACCGGAGCGGCCTCTCTGTCGAACCTCGGCAACAAGAAATTCCCGCGCAACGTCTACACCCGCGCCGCTTTCGCGGGGCTGGTGCGATGACGGATCGCAGCGCCTTCCTCGCCGGCCTGATCGGTCGGCGCTGGTCGCCGGACTATTCTTGCTGGCATCACGCGAAGCTTGTCGAGCGCGAGCTGTTCGGCCGCGACCTTCCGGACGTCGTTCTGCCGGAGCATCCCGGCTGGCGCTGGATGATCGAGACCATAGAAGGCCATCCGGAGCGCCAGAGGTGGCATGAGGCCGTGCCGCCGGCGCCGGGCTTGATCAGTGCCGCCGACGGCGCGCTGGTCGCCATGGGGCGCGCTGATCGCGCCGCTCATATCGGCGTTTGGCTCGCCCCCGAACGCCTCGTCTCCCATTGCGACGAGGGCTCCGGCTCTCGCCTCGATCCGGTCGCCGCCCTGCGCATGCAGGGCTGGGGGCGCATCCGCTTCTTCGAGCCCGTAACGGACTGATCTTCATGGCCGCTGTTGCCTACCTGCCGGTGCTGCATATCGCGCTGCCGGGGATCGAACTCGCGCGCGCTCTGCCTAGGCGCAACGAGACGATCTCCAGCTTCCTGCGCCGCACCGGCTGGAACACCACCACCCTGCCGACGATCTGCCTTGTCGACGGCCAGCCGGTGCTGCGGTCGAACTGGAATTCCCGCCGCATCCGCAAGGGTTCGGCGGTCGAGTTCCTGTCCCGCCCGCGTGGCGGCGGCCTGACGCAGAACTCCATTGCCGGGCTCGTCGGAGTCATCGCCCTGTCCGCCTTCGCCCCCTGGGCGGGCGGCGCGCTGTTCGGCGCCGGGACGGTGGCGGCCAAGGTCGCCGCCGGCGCGATCATGGTCGGCGGCGGTTTCCTCATCAACACGCTGATGGCGGTGAAGCCGGGGGGCAGTCAGGCCGAGCCCGACCCGATCTACAGCTGGGGAACCGGCCTCAACCTCGCCCGCCCGCTGGAACCGATTCCTTCCTGCTATGGACGGCGCAAGCGCGTGCTCGACAAGGCCGCCCCGGAATGGTCGAGCTATGAGGGGAACGATCAGTACATCCATGTGCTGCTGTCGCGCGGCGAGGGCCGGCTCCAGCCCGAACAGATCCTGATCGAGGACACGCCGCTGTGGACCAGCGGCACCGGCGTGAACCCGCAATTTCAGGGAGTGCAGATCGCTTTCTACAATCCCGGCCAGCAGGTGACGCTGTTCCCGGTGAACGTCGAATCCTCGGCCGAGGTGAGCGGGCAGGAACTCGACTTCCCGGCGTGGACCGGCGGCTTCATCGCCAACGCCGCAGGTACGCAGGCGACGCGCCTGGTGGTCGATCTGATCATGCCGCAGGGCTGCGGCCTTCAGAACGATGAGGGCGTGCTGACCCCGCACTACGTGCCGGTGCTGGCGCAGTACCGCCCGGTCAATGATGCCGGCGCGCCGACGGGCGATGGTTCTTGGAGCACGCTCGGCTTCGGCCCGGCGCTGCCGTTCTGTTCGAAGTCGCAGATCCGCTTCAGCCTCGCCGCAGATGTCCCTGCCGGCCGCTATGAGGTGCGGGTTCGGCGCACGACGGCGAAGGCGACCGAGAGCAACATCGTCGACCAGATCACTTGGGGCGAACTGCGCGCCTTCCTGACCGGGCCGCAGAGCTTCCCGGTCTCGACGATCGCCATCCGCGCCAAGGCCACCGACCAGTTCTCCGGCGACGCGCTGTCCCGCCTTTCCGAGGTGGCGACGCGCATCCTGCCCGTTTGGAACGGCTCGGCCTGGGTGGAGCAGCCGACCCGTTCGCCGGCCTGGGCGGCGCTCGATATCGTCACCAACACGTCCTATGGCGGCAGCCTGCCGCTGTCGCGGCTGGACTTTCAGGCCTTCGTCGATCTCGCCGCCACCTGTGCCGCGCGGGGCGACACGTTCGACCATGACTTCGCCGCCACGGTGCCGGTGCCGCAGGCGCTCGATACCGCGCTCTCGGCCTGCCGCGCCAAGCATGTGTGGATGGCCGGCACGCTGTCGCTGGTGCGCGAGCAGTGGTCGAGCGTGCCGCGCATGCTCATCACCGACCAGGAGATCGTGCGCGGCTCGCTGGAGATCGAGTATCTGCTGCGACCGACCGACGAGGCGCAGTGCGCCGTGCTCGAATATCTCGACGAGAGCACCTGGCAGTTGGCCGAGGCCGTGGCGCCGCGCTCCGCCAGCGAAGTGCAGATCGCCCGCGCGACAAGGCTGCAGCTGCCCATCGTGAAGCGGGCGCAGGCGCAGCGCGAGGTCGATTTCCTGCTGCGGCAGAACCTCTATCGCCGCATCAATGTGCGGCTTACGACCGAGCATGACGGCCGCCTGCTCTATCTCGGCGCGCCGGTGCTGCTGCAATCGGATCTGCCGCAGCAATGGGGTGCCTCCGGCAAGGTGACGCGCCGCGTCGGCAATGCGCTCTATCTGCACGAAGCCCCGGCGTGGGTGGCCGGCCAGCATTATATCCTGATCCGCGACAAGCGCGGCCGGCCCTTCGGCCCGATCAAGTGCGCGCGCGGCGCCAATGACGGCATCGCCATCCTCGACGGCGCCGACCTGGCGAGCGTGGAAGCGGCACAGGGCACGCTGGACGCCGCGCTGGCGCGCTCTGAGGGCGGCGAGCTTCCGAGCTTCGCCATCGGGCTGGGCACGACCTGGCAGCGCCGCTGCATCGTCACACGGGCGGCGCCGGCGGGCGACCGGGTGTCGCTGGAACTCTTCGTCGACGACGCCCGCGTGCATGACGAGGATCTGACTGAGCCGCCGCCGCTGCCGGAAGCCACCACGCCGCGCAATCCGACCTTTCCGCAGCCCCTTCTGCTGACCGCCCGCTTCATCGCCAATGAGGTGCCCTGCCGCATCGTCGCCGAGTGGGGGCCAGTGCCCGGCGCGGTCTTCTACGTCGCCCGCGTCTCCTATGACGAGGGCGAGAGCTGGACGCCGCTGCCGGACGTGCGGATGCCCAAGCTCTCGGCGCAGGTGGAGCCGCTGGCGCTGCGCCTCGGCGTCGCCGCGGTGAACGCCGCCGGCAAGCAGGGGCCGTGGGCCTATTACGATCTGGCGCAGCCGACGACGCGCGCCGACAACGTGCAGGTCTCGCTGGAGAACCTCGAGAAGGGGGTGCGGGACTATGTCGAGCGGCAGATCGGCGAGGCTCTGGCTGCGACCAATCTCGCCAATGAGCGGATGGCGGAGCTTCTCGCGGAACAGGATTCCCAGAACTGGCTCGACAAGGAGGAATGGGGATTTCAGCTGACCGCCTCTGCCGAGCGGGTGACGGCTTCCTACACGGAGAAGATCACCGTCGTCGCCGACGACGTCGCCGGCATCGCGTCGCAGGTCGTGCAGCTGCAGGCCGAACTCGACAATCTCGACGCCAACGTGACCTTCCGCACCGTGGCGGCGGTCTCTCTGCCGGCCGGGGCGCTGGCGGCCTATGAGGCGGCAGCGCAGGTGACCGACGGCGTCTACACGACGCGCGCCGCCATGATGATCGCGGCCTACAGCAACGCTGGCGTCACCTTTTCGACCTTCGAGGCCGAGGCCGATCTGTTCGTGCTGACGCGGTTGGCGAACGGGCTGCGGGTATCGCCCTTTGTGTCGAATGCCTCGGGCATCTTCATTCAGGGCGACCTCATCGTCGATGGGTCGATCACGGCGGTGAAGTTCAACGTCGGTGCCCTGTCGGCGATCACGGGCAACGTGGGAACGCTCACCGCCGGGATCATTCGGTCGGCGGACGGCAAGGTGGTTCTCGATCTGAATGCCGGCACCTTCCGGATATCGAGCTAGCCGTGCCGGACCATATCTTCATCGATTCCTTCGGCGGGACGATCAAGCGGCTGCGAACGGCCCTCATCGGCTACGACGCGTCCAACCTCGCCCTCGATGAGCGCTACCTCACCTTCGACAGCTTCTGGCTCAACGGATTGCGCCTGCTCTCGAACGGGGTGCGAACAGCCGCCAGCCTGACCGACTTCACCGTCACCTATCCGGCGGCAGGGGCCTACACGCCGACGCGGCGCGTCAAGATCCTGCCGTCGGCGGGAAACAATCAGACGCGGCCGACGCTGGCCTGGGTTCGCCGCGGTCCCGGGACGATGAGCTACACGCCGTCGAGCGGCGCCGCCACGACGGTGTCGTATCAGCGCGGCTACGGCACCTGCGGGGTGACGCTGCAGACCAACAGCATCCTGCTTTCGCCGCAGCGAACCGGCGTCGACTACGTCTTCTACGTCTTCGGGGTCAACGGCACAGCGGCCGAAGGTGGCGGCGGCAACGGCATCTTCTTCGGCAATCATCCGCTGCACGGCCCGGGCCTGCATATTTCCCGCCCGGGCATCATCAACGTCGATACAGCCGGTCTCGACGACATGCTCTTCACGACGCGGAGGAACGCCTTCCAGATCGCGGAGACCGGGACCGTCGGTGTGACGGGATCGACCACCAGCGACCCGCTGGGCCAGCCGGAGCAGCCGTCCACCTTGTGGGCGGCCTCCGTGGTGACGCTCGCCCGGTCCTACCCGAACTATCCTCCGGTGATTGCATACGGGATGGGATTGCCCAACCACACCGAATCCGGGTGCCAAATCTACTGGCTCAGCGCCAACCAGATCCTTATCACGAGCAGCGGTGCCGGCTCGAATATACGCTACGCCATCGTCGGCGGTGATCCCGCGTGGGAGGGCGGCGCCGATCCGGGTGCCGGCATCACGCGGTGCTTCGCCTCGGCGGCAGAAGGCCTGGCCGTTACTCGGGCTGGGGTTGATTACGACGTCTCGACGCCGGCTGACCTGATTTTCAGTTCGAAGCGCATGTTCGCCCGCTTCAAGGATTTTGCGGCCATCAATGCGAGCGCTCCGACCGGGAGCTACTTCCTTCCCGACCCGCCACCATCCGGAGCGGGCGCGCCATTCCCGTTCTTCATGCTCTACGACCAGCAGGCGAACTACTGGTGGTGCGCGAACGGCAGCGTCTCATTCAAGGGCGTGATGATGTTCGACAGCGGGCTCGGCGTGTACCTCGCCTATGAGGGGCTGCGCGGCTACGTCTCCAGCCGCACCACCTATGGGTGGGATCGCCCGAGCAGCTACACGGTCACGGCACCCGGGTTCGCGTCGATGCTGAACGTTTCCGACGTCTAATTCCTCGAGGACAACATGCCCGAATTCTACAGCACCGGCACCGTCTCGGTGGCCAGCGCCGGCACGACAGTTACGCTGACCGGCGGGCTCTGGAGCGGCGTTCTGCCCGGCGATACGATCGAGATTGGCGACCTTCCCGCGAAGACGATCGCCTCGCCGACCGATGCCAATCATCTGGAACTGGCCGTCGCGGTGACGGCCGATCAGGTGGGTGTCCCCTATGTGCTGCGCTTCGACGCACCGCAGCGCTTCACCTCCGGATATCTCGCCGAGCAGGTTCGGGGCATGATCGCCCGCGCCGGCATCATTAAGGCCGCGGCGCCCGTCTATCGGGTGCAGGGCATCCCCAACGCGCCGCCAGTCTCGCCGGTCGCCGGCGACTTTTACCTGGTGTGGACGGCACCGACCGGAGCCTGGGTTGGGCAGGCCAACAACCTCGCGCAGTGGACCGGCTCCGCCTGGCAGTTCACGACGACGGAAGGCGGCTGGCTCGTCTACAACATCGCGACCGGCCAGCAGTTCATCAGGGGGCTTTCGGGGTGGCAGGTCTATGTGCCGCCGTCGGCCTACATGGCGACCGTCATGGACGACGCCGACGCGGCCACGGCCCGCGCGACGTTGGGTCTAGCCGACGTGCTCCGTTATGGCGCGCAGACGCTCACCACGCCGCAGCAGGCGCAGGCTCAGGCCAATATCGGCTTAGGCAAGGCGGCGCGGGTGGTATCAGTGACGACGGTAAGTGCGGCCGTTGCGGCGATCGATGTCGTGCTGCCGGCCGGATATTCGCACTTCAAACTGTTCGTCCAGAACCTTACGACCGGTGGAAACCAGGTTATCTTTGGCCGCTTTAGCTATGATAATGGAGCAACTTTCCTAACAGCCACGGACAGTTATTCGAACACGTCCGTTGCGATGTCCTCCGCAACGTTTGCGTCGGTGTTCAATCAGTTGGCGGTTCAGATGACTTTGAGTTCGTCGTGGGAAGCTAACCTTGAAGCCGGCATTTTCCCCGGCGGCGTCAATCAACGTGCTGGTATACTAAGCACGGAAAATGCGTTCACTACCGGATGGAGTTTAGTGCAGCGATCCAACAAGGTTTATACGCAAACGGGTCGAGTTACCACGCTTCGTCTACTTTCAACGGTTAACTTCACCGCTAACAACGCTAAGCTGACTCTTGTCGGCTATCCGGAGTGAGTGAGATGTTGATACTCAATTCTACAACTGGCGAGATCACCGAGGCCGATGCTGAGACTGTGGCGCAGTATGAAGCCGACGCCTCGCTGCCGCCCTCTGTCGCCCAGGTTCTTGCCGAGCGTGAGCGCCGCCTCGCTCTGGGCTTCGACTACGACTTCGGCGACGAGCGCGGCGTGCATCACATTGCGACCGCGCCTGAAGACATGAAGGGCTGGGACGAGGTGACCATGCTCGCCAATGCCGCCATCAATGCCGGCGTGCCGGCGACCGAGATCCTCATCCTGACCAGCACCGGCCCGGTTTCTGTCACGGCGGCCGAGTGGCAGCAGGTGCTCCTCGCCTCGGCGAACTTCCGCCAGCCGATCTGGCAGGCCAGCTTCGCCTTGCAGGCGGCGGACCCGATGCCGGCCGACATCACCGACGACGTGCACTGGCCGAACTGACCGCTCGTCAGGGGCCGAAAACGACTTGGTTCATAATCCGTCCCGGCCAGAGCGTGAAAAGCCCCGCGAGCACCAATCCGCCGAAGAATAGCCCCCGCATGGCGGCGGCATGGCGCGGCACGACATGACGGCGGGCGCTGAGTACACCCGTCGGCAGTGCCCACAGCACGTAGAGGGAGAGTAGATGAATCGGGCCAAACGGGCCGATCCAGCGCATTTCATGTATCCAGAAGGAGCTCACCGCCACGATCAGCATCAGCGCCGCCCAGGCCCATCCGACTGTACGGTGCGGCAGAGTGCCCTTGGGAGCTACCAACTGCGCGACGCCGAGCGCGAGCGCCGCCATCGCGCTGAAGGCATGTAGTTGAATGGCTGCCGAAGCGTCGAGTAGCGGGGCGAGTGTCATGCGTCAGTGCCTAGATCTAGCCGAGATACGTGCTTATGGCCGGATACTAGGTCAAGTTCTCAGGGTCCGTCCCCTTAGGGACCCATCGCCGGTCAACTCTATTGAGCCGCCAACTTGTCGACGGCCTGCCAAGCTTCCTCGAGTTGCCGCCAGGACCTTCTGCTGGCTCTGACCACTGCCAGCCGCTCCTCTCGCGTCAGCGACGGCTTGCGAGCCGCAGCGAGGGCGTAGGAATGATCCTCGATCGCTCCTTCTAGTTCGGACAGCATCTCAAGCAGCCTCTTTTCGTCGCTCACGGCTTTTCCTTTCTGGCGCCACGTTCGACGGCGTTGCTTCTCGCGCTGCGGCTCAGGCGTTCCTGCACCTCGGCGTCGTCAGCCGCGAAGCGCGCGATGCGCCGATCCATCCACCAGCAGAACATGACGGTGATCGTGCCGATGGCCGCGAAGACGAGGCCGAAGCCCGCCCACCACTCGGTGCTGAACTGCATCGCGTGATCCCCCTGACAATCTGGAGACTAGCATGCACCTGGTGCTGTGGGTGTGCCTGCTTGCGCAGCCGGCGGCCTGCCGGGAGGAGCGCGTGCCGACGCAGGCGCTGCTGCCCATGGAATGCTTCGCCGCCATGAATGAATGGGCGGCCGGGCATCCGTCGGTGATCGTCCGCCGCTTCGGCTGCCAGCGTCGCCGCTGGGCTGCCTAACGCTTCCTCTCATTCCGTCACAAGCCGCCCCTTCGGGCGGCTTTTTAATTTCTAGGAGCCCACCATGGAACTGCGTGACCTGCAGTCCGCGCTGAACGCGCGCGGCTGGAAGCCCCCGCTTGCCGTCGACGGTGATTGGGGCAGCAAGACCGAGACGGCGATCAATGCGCTGCTCACCGAGGCCGGCGTGAAGGGCTTCACCGCCTGGGCGCCTGCCCGCAAGGAGCTCGCGGCGAAGCAGGCCGTGATGAAGCTGCACGGCATCGAGACCGGCGCCATCGACGGCCTCACCGGCCCGCAGACCCGCTACGCGCTCCAGGTCTGGGACGCGCGGCTCCGCGGCCACAAGGAGGTCGAGACCTGGCGCGACAGCGAGCCCGTGCCGCCCAAGGTTGCCGATGGCGTGTGGCCGCGTCAGAGCGGCGTGCCGGCGTTCTACGGCAATGTGGGCACAGATCAGGTCAAGCTCGCGCTGCCGTATCCGATGCGGATCGCGTGGGACAAGGGCCAGAAGGTCAAGTCGATCAGCCTGCACCGCAAGGTCGCCGACAGCGCCGGCCGGGTGCTGGCCAGGGTGCTTGATCACTACGGCATGGACGAGATCAGGAACCTCGGGCTGGATCTCTTCGGCGGTTCGCTGAACGTGCGCAAGATGCGCGGCGGCTCGTCCTACTCCATGCATTCATGGGGCATCGCGATCGACTTCGATCCGGAACGCAACCAGCTCGAATGGGGCCGCGACCGCGCGCGCCTGGCGCGGCCCGATGCCGAGGCGTTCTGGAAGTTCTGGGAGGCGGAAGGCTGGCTCAGCCTCGGGCGCGCCCGGAACTATGACTGGATGCACGTCCAGGCGGCGAGGCTGTGATGAAGGACTTCACGGCGCCTTGGAATATCCGCCGCCGGTACGTGCTTGCGGTCATGCTCTTCTGCGGGGGGCTGATCGCCTATCTCGCCGTGTTCGGAGCCGACACAGAGCTTAACCGCGTCATCGTCACCAACCTTTCGCTGGTCGCCGGCGGCACGCTCGGCTCGTACATCTTCGGCGCGACCTGGGACGACAAGAACCAGCGGGACGCCACGAACCGCTGGTTCGACAAGCACGGCGAGCGGCCGGCCGACCAGCCTCCGGAGGGCTTCGCGCAATGATCGCGACCCTCCTGTCCTTCCTTCCAGCATGGGCGCCGAGCTTCGGCGCCGGCGGCATGGCACTGCTCGGCGTCGGGCTGCTGGGCTATTCGCTGCTGCCGCTCGTCAGACTGCCACGTCTCGCCGCCGCCGGCGGCATCGTGTGCCTCGCGGCAGCTTGCTATCTCGCCGGCGTCGGCTCCGCACAGGCCGTGTGCGAGGCCGACAAGTTGCGCGAGCAGGTCGCCGCGCGAGATCGCGCCATTGCTCAGCGCGACGCCCTGCTCGAGGAACAGAACGAGCAGATCCGACGGGTGCAGGCGCTCAACACCCGGCTTTCCGACATTGCAGCGCAGGCCGATGACGACGCGGAGGATATGCGACATGAGGTTTCCAAGCTCGAAGAGGATCTACGCACGGCTGGCAAGGGCGCTGGCTGCGATTTCTCTGACGATGAGTATCGCCGCGTGCGCGAGCTCATCGATCACGCCCGTCGCCCCGCCGCCGGCAACCGAGCCCCTCGCTAAGACGGTGCAGTCGATCGACCCGACGCTGCGGGCAGCGTGCCCGCTGGAGCCGGCGCGCGACCCAAGCGTGATGGCGACGCGGGCAATCGGCGCCTATGGCTGCGCCACGGGCCGGCAGATGGCAGCGGTGCGGAGCTATGACGCACTGCTGCAGAGCGGACAGGCTGAGGGCGCCCGCTGATGTCGGACAGCAGTGATCAGATCCTTGGCCTGCTCCGCGATGTGCTGCGGGGGCAGGATGCTCTCAAGGATGAGGTCTCCGAGCTCAAGACGGCCGTCGCCGTCGATGTTGCGGTCTCGGCCCAGCATCGGGACATGAGCGATGCTCGCTTCGATGCGATCGAGAACACATTGAGCAAGGAGATCAAACCGCAGACCGAAGAGTGGAAGCGGATGAAGACCATCGGGCTTGGCTTCGCCGGGCTGCTGGCACTTGGCGGCATCTCCTTCGGCGCGATGCTGGCCTATGCCAGCGACACGGCGGTGAATGCCGTGCGCCACTGGCTGCGGATCGGCGGATGA